CCAGGAGCAACAGGAGGCACTGGTGGTGGAGGGGGACCAGCAGCAGCAGCAAGCGCACCAGGAGCAGGACCACCAAGAGCAGCACCAGGAGCAACAGGATGCACTGGTGGTGGAGGGGGACCAGCAGCAGCAGCAGCAAGCGCACCAGGAGCAGGACCACCAAGAGCAGCACCAGGAGCAACAGGAGGCACTGGTGGTGGAGGGGGACCAGCAGCAGCAGCAAGCGCACCAGGAGCAGGACCACCAAGAGCAGCACCAGGAGCAACAGGAGGCACTGGTGGGGGAGGGGGGGCAGCAGCAGCAATAATACCGGCAGCAGCAATATTACCAGCAGCAAGCGCACCAGGAGCAGGTGGGGGAGGAGGTGGAGGACCACCAGGCACAACAGGCGCAACAGGCGCAGGCGCAATAGGAGCAAGCGCACCAGGAGCAGGTGGGGGAGGAGGTGGAGGACCACCAGGCGCAACAGGAGCAGGCACAACATGCGCATGCACAACAGGCACAACAGGAGCAGGCGCAAGCGCAATAGGAGCAGGTGGGGGAGGAGGTGGAATAACTACAGCAGCCTGAGCAGGAGCAGCAGCAGCAGCAGATGCAGATGTTGAAAATGCATCAGAATAATTAATATTTTGAATAACACTCATAATCTCATCAGCAGTTGATTTTATTTTGCTAAGATGATTATTACAATTTAATGTTTCCTTTATTTTATCTTTCATATTTGAGATCTCCGGTTTTTTATTAATAACAATACCTTTTGCCGATGATAGTTTTTCTGTAGAAGAATCTTCATTTTGTCCAACGATTGATACATTTTCAATTTGTAATATACAAAAAGAATTGATACCATTCATATCAATTTCATAAGGAGCCGGAGGACCCGGAGGAGCCGGAGGACCCGGAGGAGCCGGAGCTTGAGGAACTAATATATTGGTTAACCCATCTGAAATAATCTTTTTGTATTGTGTTATACCAGTTTTAGTTAGTAATTCGATTGATGATAAATTAAATTTCACCCATGTTGTTGTGGGTGTGATTATATTTTGTAAATTATTACTATACCATATATTTTTTCCCATTGGGAATAATGATCCAAATACATTTATTGTATTCATTATCATCAAATTATACATTAAATTTTTACTTAGTGCATCGTTTGTATTATTCACATTAATCTGTTTTCCTACCTTAACTTTCATTAAATCAATTTCACCGTTAATGTTATTAAATTTATCGTTCCAATCATCTAAAAACTTTTCTGGGTCAACTAAACCGTATCTAATTTCTAGTTGTTGGACGCCAGGAACAGGAACAGGAACATGAAGAGGACCAGGATTATTCTGGTATTCCGTATATAAATATTCTTCTCTGTTTGGCTTATACTTCACAATTTCATCTGGTTTTTTTATTTTGTTATGCTGTAGAATCAGTTCTACAATATCATCCAATTTGGATGTATTTATATTTATTTCTTTTGTGAGATTAATTATCATATCAGAGTTCATATCATTTTTATATTGTTGAAAATCCTTTTCCAATAATTCAAAAGATAAATTCAATGTTCGAATAACTATAAAATACACTGCTGGATATAATGCAATTTTCTGAGGATAATTCCGACCAATAGTATCTATGTAACGATTATATTCATCATTCAATTGAGGGATGTTAATGTTAGCATCAGTATATTTTTTATATGCTATATCTAAATAATCACTATATGTATAAAAGCAATCTCCCAGACGTTTATTGTAATAGTCATAATATGGTTTAAAATCGCTATTCATAATTTTATTCAATGTCTTTCTCAAATTTATAATTCTTGTTAATTTATTATCTATTTGTAATATTGGCGTATTCAGCCATTTATCTGCTGCATCTCCATCTTCATTAAAATTAGTAATATTTTTTAATTCAATTATTAACTCTTTTAAATGAGTATCAAGTATAGGTTTTAATTCACGAAACGGTTTTGATTTTCTAAGATCAAGATCGTCAAACTCATAATATAGGTTGATGTATGTTTTGTCGTAATCGCGGTCATATCCTTCTATTACATCTGTGCCGGGTGGTGGTGATGAATTTAAATTATACAATTCGTCATAGGTTTCACCTTTTATTAAATCGGATGTTAAAATATGTAAATGAATATATAATATTTGATAATATATGGTTTCCATAAAACCTGGGTTTGGGTGATGTCCGCGTGCAACTGGTGAATAGTATTGATCCCATATATTCATATATGCTTGATTTAATTGAAATTGCTTGTATGCTGTATAATAAATGAGACTATTTAACCTATGATATATCTGATCGAGTTGTTTATATAGAATAATTAATTCTTCTTTCGCAACTTCTTGTTCTTTATTCTCAATAAAATATAACTTCGCATTATTAAAAAATGTGAACGTAGAATACATTTCGTGCCAATCTATAAGTTTATTCATAATTTTTTCTTTTTCTGATGTGTTCATATCTCCTTTTGCAGAAATCGAATGTTTATAATAAAGAGAACCAATACTATCATTGTATTCACTCAAAATCGATTTAATCCTATCATTTACTTTTGAATTTGATGAATTAATAAAAGTTCGTATTTTTTGTTCATTAAATAAGTATGTTTTTGGAATGAATACTGTTAACGGTGATGATATTGTAGATAACTTATTGTGATATACCATATGTTCATTTAATATGACCGATTTTTTAGGATTATTATTATTTTTCTTCACAAACTTAGGTGCAGATATTAATGCATTATTATTACTATTATTACTATTATTACTATTATTACTATTATTACTATTTGGTACTGAAGCACCTGGTTGTGGTTGTTGCCGAACTTGGATTTGTCGTAATGATGAATTTTTATAAGCGGAAACTTCATTTATATAATCGTCAACTCCCTCATCTATATTTGCCTTTATATTTGTTAATGAGAATAACTGTGTAGACATTTCTCCTTCTGATAAAGAAGGTGGTAATACAAGGGGTGGAGCATTCCAATTATGTGTAGTCAATGTGTATGGCTGTGGTGGTGGTTGTGCCTGCATCTCAAAATAGTATCAAATATTACTACTACTATTAGTATATAATTGTATTCTAATTATATACTATTTATATTATGTTTTACGTAGAACAAACAAATATTATTTCGATTTTTCGTTAATTTTTTCAAATGTGTCGTCATTAAATAGATGATGATATTTTACTAGTGCTAGATGGTCTTTTTCTTCTTTTTCTTTTTTCGCCTTTTCCAGTGTATGTAGTGCATTGCTTATTTCCAAATCAGATACGTGTTTTTCAGGACCGCGTTTTTCTTCAGTCATCGTATGTAATGTTCTAAATTTTGTAGGTATAATACAGTATTTGCTATCTACATTCATAAAATGATCAACAATAATAGTGAAACTCGCTGTGATCACAAGTGCATAATATATACTGCGTGTTCCCATCCAACTAACTGCGAATACTAGAACTTCTTTACTCATTAAATATTTAATCCAGGATTCTGTAGACGAATTTAAATCAAGATTTATGTATCTAGATCCAATATTGAGTATTAACATCACAAAACCTGCGAAAAATGTGCTACTATTCAAATTATGAAAGAAATTATGCATTGTGGTTAAAACCTTTGAGTTCATTATATTATCGGCAGGAGATTGAAGTGTGAATATATTCGATTTTGTCGAAAATAAATCAGTTATGGTCTTTAAATTCAATGGCGGGATAAGGGGTGAAGAAGCTATAGAACCTGGACCACCTCCGGCGCTGCTACCTCCAGCTCTACCTCCACCACCACCGCCTGTTACGGGTGCAGGTATACTATTACGTGTTGAAATATTTTTAGATGATCTATTTCGCCGTGATTGCGATTTTTTAGTCATATTTATTCTTAGTTACTATAATATTATATTATAGTTAATACAATATTATTGAATTGTGGTAATTAACGTCGTCGTCTTCCACCAAACGCGTCTTTAATATTTCGCATACCACTCTTCACAGACTTTTTAAATTTTTCGCGGATGCGTAATCCTTCTACGGTTGTCGTATTCGTTGATAACACGTCGGGGTTCATTTCCTCCATTCCAGAAGGAGCCATAATTGTTCCTTGATTTCCCCATTTGCTAAATATTTCTTTAAACAATTTTGAGATGGACTTTATTATGTATTTTACTTTAGATTCACTACTTTTCGTATCATTGTAGCCACCGTTGCTCTTGCTGTCGCCACCGTTGCTCTTGCTGTCGCCACCGTTGCTCTTGCTGTCGCTATCGCTATCGCTGTCGCTATCGCTGTCGCTATCGCTGTTGCTATCGCTATCGCTATCATTGTCTAGATTATAACCGCTCGCTTTACCTTTATAGACGTTCGGACCTTCATCAACATAAGGTCCGTTTGCCCTTGCTGAAGTATCTAAATGTGTTTTCGCAGTTTTATATGACGTTCCTGCACCAGATGCACCAATAACATCAGATGAGGTATCAATCGTCTTATTGACTACATCTAGATTACGACCTTTACGCTGAGACTCTTTATTATCATCATCACCGTCACCATCACGATAAGCACCATATGCAGACGTTATCAAAACAACAGCCATCATTGCTATAAGTATATAAATAGATCTTTCCTTCATTTTATACATTCTGTATTACTATAGATATATATTTATTTTAAGTGTATGAAATATTGTTATAAAAATAACTTATTCCATAAAGAAACCGTTCTTCGTCGGGTAAAGTATATGACGTATTCACACTAGTTTGCGGTATTTCATATATATTTCTAATTGAAAGAAACTTTTTCATTATTTCAAATTTGTCGGTATCCTGGATAATTTTGGTTCCGTGCTCTTTAAAACCATAAGGTATCATTTTTTTTACATTTTTGGTTTTTGCTTCCGCAATCAGTTCGTAAAGGGTTTTGTTGTTTCCGAGAATGGGATGGACTACTATATCATGAATAAAAACAATATCAAAAGACATTTTAACTAATCTTATAAAATTTATTATTTCTGATAAATCATTCAATACACTATCATTCACGCTAATAAATCTAACGTTTATATTATAATTCTTAGAATGATTTTTCCAATTCGTAAATATTTCATTTAACTTCTTTTTATATTGGTATACTCGGTTGTATATTTCTAAACGTCTACCCTTAAATATATCAGTTTTTTTACTTTCTTCATCTATAAAATCACCAAATTGTGCATCTGATTTATCATTAATCTCATTAATATTATATAGACCATAATCATCTGTTATATCTGCTGTATTATCGTTAATAATATTTCCTACAATACGATTATTTGATGTATCTTTTAAATTACTTAAGTTGAAACGATCTACTAGTAAACCGTTGATGTTCATTATATTATTATTTATACCAATATAGACACCTTTCTTGAAATCTCTAAAGTCAATGGTAGTAGTACCAGTAGCTTTACGACTTCTATGAATTGGCTGATATACGCAATCAAAAAAATAATTATAACAATATTGTTGAAATTGGTCATTGTTAGATACATCATTTATATTATAAGTTATAGTATTGATAGTTTTAACTTCGGGCCATATCTGATCCTTAATTAATTTTAATTTATTCGCATAATCATATGTTGAAGACATATATACTGATCGTTGCCCAATTAATTCATTCGTTCCGGACATAACAATACTACCTAACCCATTGTTGCATTTTTTATTCTCGAAAAATTTATCTGAAAATTCTTGGCTGTTTTTATCTACAGATGTGGTTCTATTATGATAATCTGTACCACTATCATCAGTTCTTGATATACCAAATATTTCAAAACCTTCTTTTGTGTTCAAAGATACACCATTTGTTAAATGATTGATATCAAACGTATAACTGGGTCTAGAAGGTGCTATTTGATTGTTGGTATTGTTGGTATCCACGATGAATGGTCGGAGTTCCGACCATATATTCAACCAAGACGACGATGACGAGGTAGACATTACTTCAATAAAAGCGATGAATACTATAAAACCAAGTAGATAATCATACTTCGCATAAACAATAAATATGATCAGTATTATAAAAATAAGTAACCGGCTTATAGCAATACCTGTTTCAGAGTGAATATAATTGTGATATATACCGCGTAATAGGAAATGCGCATAATTATGAATGTCGTTTATATCATTTGAATACATTATTGTGACTACTACTACTATAATGCTAGATATACTTTTCTTTTATTATAATCGAAAATGAATAATATAATATAACGCTTCTTCATCGCGTAGCGGTATATTATTATAGTAAATAATGGTATGATGATGATGATATCATAGATCACAATGATTACGAACCAGTCGCTTGTTTTATAGCATCTGTGATTTCACTTGCTGAAACTTCTTTCTTCTCGTTTTCAGCTCCCTCTCGCACAGGCTTCTTATCAGCTTTCGTCTCACCAGAAGATACACCAGAAGAAACCTCAGTCGCGCTTGCGTCCATACCTTCAAAGCCGACGTGTCCACTCATAGATGCAATCAATGCTACAAAAACAACTGCGAGTAAACCTGCAGCGGTATGCTTAAGAGAAATAAAGACAACCGCAGCAACAAAAACAAGTTTGCCTAAAATGTTATTATAGAGAAAGCCAAGCATATTTGGCTTTAATACCATAATAACGATAAGGATTAAAAGTGCACCTAAAGTATACTCTTTATTGAATTTCATGATTTCGTCTTATATATATAACTAATATATTTTTCATTAGTAACTTGTTAAAACTTTGTAAAAGAGCGTCGAAATAAAATCTCATTTTTTTATAGGAGAATATGTCATCTTTAGGTTATTCTGAGTTTACAGAAAATGGAAATGTGCCTAGTAAAAATGTGAATCGAAGAAATAATGGAAATGGAACTATTGTGAGGAATAGGACCCTAAAGGTTCCTCGTGATGAAACGAATCTAAATGGCGGAGAACGCGGGATTATAAATGAGAATGGTAATAATAACGGTGTTATTCAGCAAGCAGGAAATAAAGTAAAACAGATTAAAGATTATATCGAGAATATTCATCGCAAAGGTGGTGAAGATAGTGATCCGGATGAAGATGATGATGCGACTAGTCGTTATACATCTGTTCTTCCAAGTTATCCAGCGCAAGGTATGGGAATATACGCTACCAATACAACCTCGAATGCGATTATTCGTGGAGAAGAAAATGGTGCTGGATCAGGTCCGATTCCATCAACAATATCTAGCAATAGTCATATTGTCCGTAAAACCACGCAACTAAACTCCCTAAATCCATCCTCCGCATATTCATCTACTTTATTAGATGGAACAAATACTGCATCTATTCAATCTGTCGCATCAAAAGCCGCAACTCAACCATATTCTATGCCCCACGGCGAAAATGGACGAAACTCAAATCCATTAGGTATTCCTAAAGATGTTCGTAAGTCATTTAGCAATAATACAGATACCACCTCAACGTATGCTAAACAATATTACGAACAATTTGTCCCTTATGCCGAAAATCTAGCAAACCAGTTATCGTCACAATCAGGCGCTACAACTGGAACAAATGTAGCACTCGTAGAGAAGTTGAATTATATAATCCATATGTTAGAGCAGAAAAAAGACGAAAAAACGGGACACGTTATTGAGGAGTTGATTTTATACTGCTTTATAGGTATTTTTATAATATTTATAGTAGATACATTTGCGAGATCAGGTGGAGTTGGTGGCGGTCGTGGTGGTTATATGACTGGTGGAGGAGCTAGATATAGAAGAAATGTGTGAACATCGGTTCCCGTCGTGTCCCACCGTTTTCCGTTAATGTTTCTCATATAAAAAACAAATCTTTACATAACAATTCAGTATGAATATTCGCATTATACATCACATAATACCATTTATCGATCCATATCGGCGGTATGAACTTGTTTATTGTATCTAAGATGATATAATTATGAGAAAATGTATCTATTATAAGCGTAGTAGTGTTATTATTTGACGTAATATCCAATGATTTCGTCAAATCTCTCGAAGCGTTAATGAACCCTGAGATAAATGTTCCTATATCACAATTTTGTTTTGATTGTATCGAAGAAATAAGCCGTGGTATATCGGTACATCCTTTTTGCGTATGCGTATGCTTATGATTATTGTCGTGGTTTTCATCATTTGTATTACGTATCAATTTACCTGATAAATCATATTGCATCGTTTTTTTAGGTGCGAGGTATTTTACCAATGCGGTGGATGTATTTGATATGCGGTCGTGTATATTCTTGATGCGTTCTTTGTGTGTTCGTATATTCCGCTTTTTACTACGAAATGGAGACGTAGAAGGGATGCTTGTTTCAATAGATTTTAGCCAGGATGGTCCGAATATATACGTGGATACAACGAGAGTATCATTCACTATCAGCATATAAATATGATATAATGAAGAATCAACCAAGTGCTGCAAGTGAGATAGTGGATGTATTATATTGCATCTAAAATCTCTCGTTTGTTCAATTATAAACCTATAAAAAATATCAAAATTAACACTCGTAACTTTCACTAGAACAGTTCCTATTTGTGAATATTTATATTTTGCAAGCTCGTGATGCACATTTCCATTTCCATTTCCATTTCCATTTCCATTCTGCAGTAATGCCGCGAGAGATATTCCGTATGTATATACTGTAGTAAATGGAACTACAAACGCAGGAATGCTGGAATATCTATACAACGTGATTTCTCCTGCAATCTCTCGCGATTTTTGAAAATATTCAGTTGTTTCTAATAATTCGAGAGATTGTTGTTCGGTTAATAGCAGATGATTCCATATATAATGATCGCAAACGTATATTGTTGTTGTTATAGACTGGCGTTTTGTAGAATCTTTCGAGAGAATATTATATTCTATTTTCTGTCTAGGTAACAAAAACGATGCACCTTCCACTGTGTAGGATTCTCGTATGTTCATATCAACATAATTACTCGATTTCGAAGTCATATTATTATCTTCATTCATATCATTGCGTTTAGATGTTACTGTATCGTATGTTTTTCGGCGGTATACGCCAACAAACGGCGATAGTCCGTGTGTATCAGTAGTAACAGTCATCGCGAGTCGCTCATAGTCTACACACGGTATCACAAAATCTCTCGAAACGTCACCAATTAAATATCCATACTTCCGATAATGACTACGGTTTATAAGATGGGCAATTTCAGGGAATGGAATAGATTGAATTGTATGTACTCGAGAGATTTTATATATCTGATCGTTTATATCTAACAAATGTTGGTTACGGTAAACAATGATATTTTCTCGGTTAACATTATAAATAAATGGTAACAATACTGCATTTTGAGTTCCGTTGTATGAAGTAATCGTCTTCGACTCCGAGAGATTATTTTGAAATGTTAACAGATAAGAACTCAATGCCGCCGAATCATTATTTGGTGATAGATAATAATTATAGATACTAGAACACCACCATCGAGGCGATATACGAAACGATAACGGTTGAGAATACCAAAAAGCATATTTTATTTTTAATACACCTATAATAATAAGGTAGATGAGACAAATGACGAATATAATGTGATATCTATATTCGTCATACCATTTTGTATCCATAACGTATTAACGTATTAATGTATTAACGTATTATTGTGATAATATACTATTCAATGTATAAAAAAAAAAGTGTACAACGTATAAAATGTGAATCTTGTTCATACTACTACGATTTTCGAAGGATGTACAAGTATTGATACTCATTTAAAATATGTACGAGATCGACTTGACCTGTTACTGTAAAACCGACTTCTTTTGCGATTTCTAGTATCTCGCGGTTCGTAGGCATATAATATGTATGGTGATTTTCACGCACTTTCCCAGTTTTATCGTCAGTGAATTTTTCAAGGAATTGTCCGATATTTTTTTCACCAGTTGTTTTGTCTTTGTCTTCTTTCTTGACTGTTTTACTGCTAGAAGGCGCTTTAAAATCAGATTTATACTGAAAACTGCGGAATTTTACGACAGAGTTTGTGATACGTTCCTTTGCATATTTCTGCGGCGAAACGAGAAATAATGGTTTTCCACCGGGAACAATGGGGTCAAAATGATTGCGGTCGACTAAATGAATAATCAGGTACCCTTCTGGGCGAAGCCATTGATAACAATTTTTAAAGAAAGCGCGTTTATCTTTTGCATAGTATATTGTGAAATAAAAGCAAGTTAAAACATCATATGATTCTTCACTAAATAACATCGGATCCATAAAATCTCCTTCAATAAATTTACTAGATGGGTATAAATCTCTCGCGCGCTGAATCATCGCCTTCGAATTATCGCATCCAGCAATACTAATACCCTTGGATTGTATCTGATCGACATGATGTCCTGGTCCGCAACCTAAATCCATTATCTTAAATACGTTTTTCCCGCCATTTTTAATTTTATCCTTCGCATCTGTGATATGCAAAATTTCGTCTACTTCTGCTTCTATTTTATTTGGTTGGAGAAACAGCTCATCGTAAATATCAGCATAAAAACTGTCGTAAATTGTGGCGTTCTCATATATCTTATATTTATCTTTTTGCTCGAAACCTTCTATATTTGATTCAAAATCCTTCTTCGCAAAGCATAGTACAAGCAATGCAATAAATAATATTACTAAAATTTCCCATTTTGTTATGGATTTAAAGTATGAATTAAAAGCCTTATATAAAGACATTTATTTTTTGAAATAATATAAATATTCGTTACTACTTACTACTATTCGATAATATTTTATAAAATTAGAATAACAGTATAAAAGCGTAAAAATGACTTTATATTTTTCTTAAACCTTTATAACTAAATACGAAACGAAGAAAAAGAATGAGTAGTAACGTATACGAAATAAATGATATCCGCGACGAAAAAGATTTCAAAGGAATAACATTTTCGGCGTATAAAAAAACCGATGTTACAAAAGAATTATTGAATAGTCTATCAAGTTCGAAAGTAGAACCTGCTTGTTATTGGAGTGCAGAGTTGGTATGCTCTGGTCATTATATGGAGTTATGGGATATTATTATCACATTCGTTAGTAAATACATACATTTAGCAAACCCTAAATTATCGTTGTACATCGAAATGCGATATGAAAATTTTAAGTCGATTATATCGAATGGATATGCTGGTAATGAATTACAATTACGTAATAACCCGAAAATGCGAAGTCTTTTTGCAGAAATCGTCTGCGTACTATGCAATTCGAAGCGTCAACATAAATTTGAAAGTGTTAAAATCAAGAAAAAAGAAGAATACGACATAACAACAATGACCCAAAAATTAAAAGCACCCAGAATTGATTATGCGCAAGAATATTTTAAACCAAAGGATCCGAAGGAGATTTTCATAGCAATAAACGAGTTTGCGTATCACATATCGAGAGATTCTAAAAATACATTATCTGCGTGTTATTGGGTGGAATGGATTGTAGAATTTGAAACTATCTGCAAGGCAAAACGAGAGTCGTGTCGTTGTGAAAGACGATCACATATCGCAGTAGATGATAAAATGCAATTTGATCCAATATGGATTATTTGGGATATTATAATCGCGGAGAGCGAAAAAGATGACGGACACACACAATTAACACAAAAAATTATAAAAAGTCTACTTCGAATGTATTGTGTTCGATTCACGCCAAGTGTTCGTAAAAAACGCCGATATCTAGTATATTTTGCGATTTCTCTACTAACTAGTGAATATGACTATCGTATTGAAATAGTCCAAGACAAGCTTATATTAGAGACAGCAGTATCGAATATAAATACGTTATATAAACAAATTAAACAACACGAGATAAGCCCGGCGACTGATTATTTGTTTTCATCAGCAGGTTATAATGGAGACAATGATAAAAAGGGTGATTTAGAGAGAACGATTAAACGACTTGAGACATTAAATGCGATGAATACTATTGTTCGTAAAGTTGACGATGAAAAGAAATGAAATAAAAAATAATAATAACTATATATCACAGTAAGTAAAACCGTAGATAAATAGTTAGAAAATGTCGTTGCCTACATTTAAATTTAAACCGGATTTAAACAGTTCAGAGAATATAGGATTATCGCCTGATTTAAAATTAAAAAAAGCTGGTGTACTTCCAGATATTATTTCAAATGCGAAAGATCGGGTATCCTCAATCGAATTTCCAGATTTACCATCACTTAATATGAGTGATATGAACAATAGCGACGATGAAGAGACAAGTTTCTTTTCATTTTCATTTATTATCCGTATGATACTAATCGCGGTTATCGTATGGTTTATGTGGGTAAATTTAGCAAATAATGGCGATTTTAATTTAGGAAGTGGTACATTTGGAGAAGATATTATGAAGTTTTTTAAAAATATGGAAGAGAATGGAAAGGTATTATATGCACGAATCACCGGAAATATCGCAGATTATAAATCAATAAATGAACCTACAGATGATAATAGCCATAATAACAATCACGGAAGTTCAGAGACTGATTCAGATGACGAGACCAATACCGATACAAACCCTGATGGTACTAGTGATCTCAAAAACCAACAAGTAAAACAAAAACGCGATTTTAAAGCTCCAACACAAACAAGATCAGACAATATACATAATAATGCACCAGTTCCTATATCAATGTCGAATAGTGCAGACAAAAAACCCGGTTTTCATCACAATGATGAAAAATATACATTTTTAGATAAAGCAATTCGTAATTATGGACCATCGCCAGCAGCAGACGATAGCACTAGCCTTACTCAAAAACATCAAAGCGGTAAAGCAGGATACTGTTATATTGGAGAAGACCGCGGATTTCGAAGCTGTATTAAAGTAGAAGCCGGTGATAAGTGTATGTCTGGCGAAGTTTTTAATAGACACGATATTTGTATGAATCCATCACTGCGAGAGTAGTGTAATGCTCTAATATATAATTATTATAAGTATAATAATCATATTTTCATAATGATATATTCGTAATATTCATTCATAACATTCGTAATATTCATTCATAATATTATATGCGAATATTTGGTGTTATAGAATATGGTGAACTGTTATTTTGTGTTAAAAATCCACTACCACCATAATTCGCATTAAGTGTGATATTATAAGGATTACCAACTTGAAATATTGTAAGGTTATTATTAATCGCCGGAACAAATAATTTATGTTCTCCACTTCCATTAATATCTTGATTATCTAGATTTTTAATGGTATCATATGTAATACTACCACCTACACCAGTCTGCGTTACTTCTACTCTAAACATAGTTATTTGATTATCTCTATAATTATACGAATCTATAGAAAATGTTATATTCGCACCATATACCAGATTCGCGATATATATAAATTCAATATTACTAATCACAATTCTTTGACTAATTGGTTCTATAATAACCGAGACTACGTTAGTAGATATACTTTCATAATTTGCGTGTTTTGATGTTAATGATATGGAATATGTTCCTGGATCAATTACACTTGAACTTAACGTTGTGATATGATAGGTATAACTATTCGGTTGATTGGTTGTCGGAATAATGTATAGTTTTGTTTCAAAATCTTGAATTGTTATATTATAGCTAGAAATTGGCGAACCACCATTATCAGGTCTGTCCCAACTCACAGTAATATAACTAATTTTAACGTTTTGATATAGACCAGAACTCGGAGGAGGAATACCATATCGTGATACACAAACAACATTTAATGGTGGAGACGGCGCCATTAAAGTTCTAGCGGTGAGTATTTGCGATTCAGGTCCAGTTCCTACACTATTTACGGGTTCTATTTTGAGTTCATATGATTTTTTATTTTCAAGATTACGCAATGTGTATTTCTTAATTAAAGGATTCGCCGTATCTGATATGACTATGCTATTACTAACAAGCGTTGTTATCCAAGTTGTATCTGTAGTTTTTTTATAATGAATCATATAGTGAGTAATTAATGGTCCATTATAACCGCCAGACGAAGAAGTATTCAGAGGATTTGTCCATTGTAAATCAATGATTAAATATTTTCGATCAACATCAGCTAATGAAAAATTCGAAATTATACTCGGCGATGATGATGTTTTTATATTCACAGTGGCTGGTACACTCGAAAGACCGCGCTCATTCGCCGAAAACACCGAAATATAATATAATGTATTGGTTTGTATCCCTTTCACACCAATTGAACCAGAAGCGTCTTGAATTATAACAGTATTTGCGTTTCGTTCACCCGAATTCTCATCAATCGGTCCATCTTTATTTGGAAATATACTTGTGTACGGAATCCAAGTTTTATTATTAATCGAATACGATATAACATACCCGGTTATCGGAAGACCGCCATTTGAAATAGGCGAGTTCCACCTCAAAATTATACGATTATTATCGCTCAGATCCGCTACCAAATTACGTGGAGGAGTTAAAGCTATTGTCGGTATATTTGTCGTTGTTTGAAGACCTGCCTTATATTCGTACGTTCGTTTTAAATTATATAAATTAATACTTGGATCATAACAAAGAATTCGCTCTTTACCAGGTACACCACACGCACTTGTTAACCCACAGTACACTCTACTAGGCTGTATTGGGCAAATCAGATTATTTCCATTCGATCCAATTAAATACTTGTTCTCATTACCAATCTGGCGCATTAACTCGCCTCGGGACGCCTTTGCATATTTCTGACTTTTTGTTAGACCACCAACATTTTTATTATATTTAAGTATCTCAGTCTTACGACGCTCGCTATACAATTCATCCACTTCTAATGCAGTTAGATTACGTGTTTGACCAGAGGAAGTAGTAATCGAAAATTTATAGTCAGGGCAGGGTGGTTTAAAACGTGTCCAAAATTCACGCTGATACGGATTTGTGTATACTATATTAGTATTACAATTGATTAATGACGGAGAAATTAAATTCACGTAAACCAGAAGTGTTGCAGTTTTTGATTTGAAATTTCTTGTAGAAGTTTGGGTTATCGTAAGCGTAACGATTCCTGCATCGTAAATATACGCCATATTTTTTCCATTTTCATTTTTTATTTTAATAATATCGGGCGCACTTGAACTCACAGTGAAATTATTGCTCGAATCTGTATTGTCTGTTTTAGGCGATACAATTTCAAATGGTTCATCATAGGTCATTTTAGAAATATTTGGTAATGTGTAAGTTGTATTTGGATTTCCAGTATTTAATTCGGGAATTTGTCCAGCAAATGTAGGGAGTGACTTCACAATACGCAAATTTATTGTAGTTCTATACAAATCCCCAGAAAATATCGAATCACCAACAAAATTAGAACGCTGATAAAATGCAGTAGAATCCTGGTAAACTGCTATAGGAATTGAATTATATACTGGATCATCACTTGGTGACGCAATATTAAAATTATATGTAGAATTTAAAAAAACGATACGATTATTTTGTATCGAAATATAGTCATCCTGCAGAATGTATTGCTGGCGCTCTGGTTGGGTTAGGTAATAAATTGCATTTGTATTATCGAAATCATTACTATTTATTAATTTTCGATCGGTTGTCATGAATTCGGAAAACGGTAAATCAATAGACAATTGTAAATACTCTCGCTGTATTGTATATCCGCTACCGCCAGGTCCGAGCAGAACACTTGATATATCAGATTGTGGTTTCAATGAAATAACGGTAGGCACAGCATTTAAAGTTAATGGAAAAAATACACTCTTTGACGCATACGGTATTCCGTTGTATGAACCGGCATCTTGTGTGATATATATGTTAAGAACAAGCGAAGTAGCATTTCGTATAATCGTGTTACTCGCATCAATTAATCCATTAATAATTAATACATCATTATAATTCATTAATCTATTAGAGTCATACTGTTCAGTTTGCGATGCTGTTTGATACGTCGTAGATAACGGAACAATAGTTACCGCGTGATTATTATCCGGACATGAATAACGAATCGGATTATTCGGATTTTGATTATTCGTTCCAATTACGATCAAAGGAAGCACGCCAACACCGGTGGGACGAGTAGAAAGAATATTAGGAGGTAATCTAGCAACATCTACCGGATTCAATGTGAAATTTGTATTCAATATTACTCGATAACTATTATCAGATACGACGGTAGGAATAATTAGGTTACCATTCGAATCCTGGGTCAAATTGGGATACCACGTAGGAGGTGATGGAGATACAACAAATGCGAATGAAATATCGCGAGTATCGAAATTTGACGTTTCAGCTTGGCTCGCGGTGATAATACTAGTTCCGACATTAACAATTGTTATTTGCTTATTAACGATTGTTGCGACACTAGTACTTCCACTTGAATATGTGAAAGCACCGTTACTATTTGAAGTCGGGTCTACGATATCAAATGGCTGGTCTCCATATATTTTAGATGGTATAATGAAATTAGTAATTATTGGAAGAGTTTTTTTTACTTCAAGCGTAGTAGAAATACTCGCAGAAGTATAACTTCCGGATGCCTCTTGATATGCGATTACCGTACACGTACCAAGAACTTGATATATAGTCACATTCCGTCCTATAACAGTTGCGATAGGATTGTTAGAATCAGGATTAATAATCGTATATGTGAATACCCCTGGACTATTTGATGATGGGTCAACTAAATTAAATGTACCATCACCGATTCTTTTAAATGGAACAACAAAATTTGTTAAAGTAGGTGTAGTCATAGTAACTAATATTTATATATATTGTATTTTATTCTAACACACGTAGTGATGTATATAGAATATTTTCAACGTAATAATATCACAGTAATAGTATATTATTGTGATAGTATAGTAATGTGATAGTGAATTAGTAGTATTAACGCAAAAACCAGTTATTCGACAAATAAGTACCTGCGCTATTAGCTGCAGCATTTTCAGCACCTTCACCTCCAACCATTTTTAATACCGGTCCTTCGTCTACAATACTAGAAATCTTATTCGCACCAATAGAATAATTAAAATATTGGATAGTAGAAATAAATCCGTTGAATTTATCAGCCGGTTTTGTCTCACCAATATTTATTTTACCATAATTTTGAACTGGGATTCCTATAGTTTTTTTTCTCTGAACTAAGCGTCCATTTATATAAAGATCGATAACATTGTTTGTGACGCGAATAATCGCATTTACCCATTTCTTCATAGGTATATCAGTAGCAACAAGTTGCTCATTCATATTATCGATGGATGGAGTTGCCCCCGCATTCTGTTTACCATTCACATCAACAACCGCTACCAAAGTTATATTCTTTCCTGTATCATTGCGCGCAGAATCATTTATCTTAACATCTTCAGTAACCTTAATATATAATCCTGGTGCATTATTTGGATAATAGATACCGGTTACTGAATGTTTTGATCCTTCGCCACCTTTACTAAATATTCTTGAATATTTATCAACAGTACTTGGTGGAGTATTTATTAAAAACCAAGCGGACCACGTATATTCTAAACCTCCATTCTCATTCATAGATCTCGATATAAATATGGAATCGCTTAATGCTGGATCTTGTGGTACATATATAGGCAGACTATCACCACTCGCAGTTCCATCTAATACATACGGGCTAAGCGACGGTAACATAAAATAGGATAACACGATAACAACTACCTTCATCAAAATAGAAAACACGATCAAGACCATCAATACAAATGCAAACTTTGCTACATAACTATTTGATTCCATAAACTCTTTCAAACCAAAACCACCGCTTGATAGCCCAGCTTCACTTGAACTAGAAAAATCTGATGTGATATTATCCATCATACCTGATTCGCCTCTATTACTCATTTTCTTTTATATTCGAAATGTATATTATTTACTATATATAATACTATATATAATCATCACGAATTATTATTATTATTTACTATTAATAATAATATTAACATACAGATTAACAATATACATCAGACAATAATGCGAAACATATATTAAGTGGATACCGTAACTTGTTCTTGATTATCAACCAAGAAGCTTAATTTCAATTTATATTTATTCAATAAATCGCTCCAAGGGCTTCCACCATAACCTTGCGAATATATATCCCAGGCTTCTTGCGGGGGAATGGGATTCGCTTTTAATTTAACGTTTGTGATAAACCCAAAATCATTCGCAGAACTATCTCCTAAAATGATAGAGGTTGTTTCATTTAATTGGGATCCACGATCTACCACACACGACTTTACTAATTTACCGTCTAAATAAACATCCATCGCAGCACCGTTAAAGCTAATAATAAGATTTACCCATTTCTGTAAAGGAAACTCGGAAATATCGCATGTGCTACCACTAGCTGTATCTGAACGAGGTTTAATTATAACATTATTACGTCCCGTATGAAGAACAACAGACATAATGTCGACTGTAGCATTTTTGAAACGTATAATGTTTGCGCCTCCGACCCAAGTTTTCAGATAAAACCATACAGAAACCGCGCTATTTACTTTAATCGATCTTGGGAGATTATCTCCTGAAAGCGTTGTTTCATTTTTTGATGGTTGCATTGTTCCTAAAGTTGCATAACTTGTAGTTAATGCTTTAAAAATAACATACAACAATAATAATATGATTACTACAGCCAAAACCAATTTCGAGTTCATTTCTGTATACCTATGTTATATACGATTGATTATATATACTATTAAATATATATAATATAAAATATAAAATCTACAATACAAAACCTAGAATACAAAACCTAGAATACAAAACCTAGAATACAAAACCTAGAATACAAAACCTAGAACTAGTTATTATTGTGAATATACATCAGTTTCAACGCCACTATTTACATCGTCAGCTACAGTTTTCGTACCAACAAGTGGTGGTTCCAGTGTTTTCAATGCATTATATGTCCACCGTATCTGCTCTGAAGTCATCGGCTGTTTATTAAATACTACATTACAAATATTACCACTAAGACCACTTCTATTTGTGCTTTCACCACTTGTGATACGCTCCACTGTGATATTTGGAATAATAAATCCACTTTTACCGATTAATTCATCATTTAAAAATACATCCATTGTCTTCCCGTCATAATTGATAACAAAATAATTCCATTTTTGAAGAGGTATTTGCTTTATAATCTGAAGTTCGTTCGACATAACGAATTCTTTGTATTCGCTAGTGTTCACAATATCTTTATCGATCGACTGATATACGATCTTCTTAGCATTTCCATCATAAACAGTTCCATCTGTGCCTACTGCGTTACAAGAAACCTTAAAATTAGTTGTACTTGGGTTATATGTTATTGTCGGAACACCTGCGAAATCGAATATCACCATATCCTTATCTGTTTTCGTAATAGTATCATTCAACCAAAACCACCCAGAAATAGAATAACTATAACGCTTCTTTTCCTCTGGCGGACAGTTTGCATCATTATCTGCATCACTACGATTCATTGCGGTATTATGGAATATAAAAATTTCGCTGCTTTCGGTAGTTAATTTTGTATCGTGTTGATTCATTAATGGTACCGGCGCTAAAATAATCTGTGATTTTGAAACACCCGCTTTGTTTATCAAGTAAGGCAAACCAAACAACATAATCAATAAAATTGTCTCAACAATTAAAATAATCCAAATGGGGCGAGTTGTAGAACCGAGCATATTTCGTCCGCCGACAATCGCATCAAGTATTAAACACGGGACATAAATGATACACAGCCATAATAGTTTTAATATAAGAATACCTAATTTTGATTTCGATAAATGAAACATAAACATTACTATGATAAAGAGAACCATTAATGCATAAAGTTTATAATAAGAAAGCACAATGAGCAGAACAAAAAATACAACATTCACAAGAAACCGTATATTTTCAAACAATAAGGAAATATTGTTCTCTGTGCCTATTTTATCCGCAACATCATTCGTATCCGCTACTTCTAAACAAAAATGAAATAATAATATAATAAAACCCAATATAGCCATTCCTAATATGGACATTTTATTATCAGACTCGCCATCTCGGTCATAAATCCATACAATAATCATAAACACGACGTATAGTACGTGTACAACTGCGAATGTGAGTTGACGACCTGGCTTGTTCGCATCCTCTGGCTTTAAATCATCGAAAATTAATCTTTCTGGGTCTTCTGCGCCGGTTTTATTCATTTTATCTCGTAAAAATGCAACGAGACCAGCAATTCCAACTACAACCAATATCACATATATAAATGTAGTGGTCGCGGGGTCAAGTCCGGTTGTTGATGACGATGAAGAGACGTTTCCATCTGCATCGGTTGACGTGCTTGTGACTGATTTTTGCTTGAATTGATAAAACCCGTATATAATAGTAAGAATCACCATAATACAAGATACAATAATAATGATGGTTTTGATCAATTTAGTTACTAGACTTACTTTTGTTTGATCAATCGTAACCGCAGAGTCATCTGTAGGCAACGGCTGGATTTGATTAGGGGGTCCTATCAGTGGGTTTATTATAGGTTTAACGCTTGTGACGTCGCTAGGGGTTGGCTTCTCTCTACCGAATAAGCCGCCAAAAAACCGAAGATCATCATTAGGAGTCAATTTTGTACCAAGCATAATCTTCCAGAACTTTTCAAGTTCATTCGTTAGACCTTCTTTTATATTATCCATTTTTCCAACTGTGAATATAACAAGTAAACCCCAAATCACACATTTTATAAGAGTCCACGCAGATAATGGAATTAAATATAGCGTGGTTAATATCGCGCGAAAATACCGAATAATACGTGTTTCTAAATTAAATTCAGGATCAAGTGTGGCGCCCCACAATGTATATATGACTCCTTTGAAAAACCAGAAAAATAGAGTTACTAAAATCGTATAAAAGATTAACCCACCTGGTAATGTGTTACCTTTTTTTGATAACCATATCCATACTGGAATCATTGCTAAGATCCACAATACTAATGCAATAAAAGCGCCACCTCCATATTGTTTAACTTTATCAACTCTAGGATCCAACGTCCATTGCCAAACCTGTATTGATTCTGCGAACTTTAATAAGTTATCGATACCACTTGAAGAAAATTCTTTTACCACTGGAATTAATAATACTGCTGCAACTGATAAAGCGATGAGTATCGTAATAAAAAAAGCACCAAGTAATTCTTTTACTTTTGAATACATTGTTGCATCAAACGATGTGGCTATCCATTCGTCTGTTTTTTGTGAAGTAGTAACATACATGTAAATCACAATTACCCATAATATAATCAATACAACCGCTCCAAACATATTCCATCTAGATAACGAAGCAAAAGTTACGACAGTTGTACTAAAATCTACAGACCGTTGAGGTTGTCCGGCCGCGGTTCTGATAGAATCTTTCAATGATACGATATCATTCCAATCATTCGCGGTAAGATTATCTATTCGGTTATTCGTAAGATAACCAGATTTAGGAAACTTAGTTCCCGCCGCCGCTCCCGCCGCCGCTGCCAACCCGACCGCTTCCCGAAGACCCTGAGGTAACAAATCTTTATCGGTAATTTGATATTTAACGTATCTAAATGCAGTCATCAAAATTACTAAACAAAGTGATATCAAAGTCACTGTGAAATTCAAAGCTGCATTTGATTTTTCAGTCTCTTTTAATTTTGCTATTTTTTTATCGACGATTGTCTTAAAATTAGTATCGACATCTGAAGATGGATCTATATTTCTTGAAGATGGATCTTTATTATAGGTCCGTTTATATTCTTCATTTGCTTCATTTTTTATTTGTTGATAAAGAGTATATCTTATGTTTGTAGGGTCGTTTTCAATGTATCCCTGACTGTAATCGTTATCTACCTTCTGACTCATTTCATCACCACTAATCGCCAAATTCCAAAAAAATAATCCAATTAAAAGGAATATTAAAAATAAGCCACTTCGCCAATATGTTTCAAATTTCTTTAATTCACCAATACATAAAAAGATCGCAACGCACGAGAGAATAAGATATATCGCACCATGAGAAATATAAACCGAATCTTTACCATCTTTAGCCGAAATAGCCACACCTGCGATAAATAATGTTAGAGTAATAATAAATCGGAATACCCGATGAATGACGTCTTGAGAATGCAATATACCAAGAAAATATGTAATGGCTAATAAAGCCACTATACCTGTGATTTGAAATAATAATCCACCAACTAAATTCAAACTCTTATAATCGATAGTAACTTCCTTTGATTTATCAATTGGGGTTCCATTTTTTATATTTTTATCTATATTTGTACCAGTAATTATAAAATATGCACCAATTATTATTCCGATAAAAGACAATGGTACAATAACTTTATTTTTATTATCATCTGCTGCATTATCATTATCACGAAATATCGTTATAAGTATATAAATACCAGCAAGAATACTTAATCCAGTGAAAATAGACCCGATTGTTATAAATAATGCGCCATTATTTAACGGTTGAGGTCTATCGTATTTTGTAGATTTCACACCAAAATATATACCAATCGCAATGAAAACGATTGAACACAACAACATCATAATTTTCGTAATATTTTCGGCAGAAGTGATATTCGTTATTAATTGCTGCAATGTTATTAATTGCTGAGTTGGTAAAATATATTGATTGGGGTTGTTATTAGGTACCGCAGTCTGATACCCTTTCCATTTAGATACCGAAATAGAATCGCCCAAATACAAATAAACCGCAAATACAAAAACAAATATCAACGTTACCAAGTATTGAATTTTATCTGTAATAACATTCCAAGTTAACGTCGAAATTATAATAATAATAATAATAATACAAAGTGGTATGTATTCAATTAAACTTTTTAGTTCGAATGGAACAGTTTCCATTATTACGTGCTTAATTTATATGAATATAATATAATTCATATAAATCACGATATGATAATTCATAAAAACGACATCGCAGTTTTTTTTCCATGACAATCACGACATAATGCTACTAAATTATCTACGTGATTCGAGCCTCCGTGTTCTAGTGCGATTACGTGGTCGACCTCAAACCACGCAGGTAATTGACGCGTACAATCGCCGCATTTCCATCCTTGCTGAGCTGCAACATATTTCTTTTTCGTTTCACTAACACTTCGTTTGCTTGAACCTTTGCCTGAATTCAGCAATTTTCTCTCAGCTGCGGTTGTTCCTCTTTCATTTGCGATAGGACGACCCGCATTTGCGGCGGTGTTTTGAGAAGAAATTTGCGTATTTTTTATCATATTTGCGCCTCCACCAGTTGAAGTATAAGAAGTCATCATTGCTTGATGCTGCGGTAACATATTCACGTCATTGTTTAAAAATGATTTATTATTTGTAAAATCAAAAAACGGTGTTATCATATCTGCAGTACCTTTGCTTATAGGCATATATTTAATAATATCATTTGCGTGAAAAAGCAATTGTCTAGAGTTTTCAGGATTTTTCTTTAAAAAAAGAAATAACGATAATCCAATAAACCCAAATGTAGCCATTTTTATAAATTTTTGGTTACTTTGAAACATTCGTATAATACGTCCATCATAATACGTATTTGCGATTAATACGGCAGTGATTATAAATACAATATATTCCAATTTAATCATAAAGTATTTTTGGTAAGTTATATATTATACCTAAAATAATGTATTCATCATACAACCTATCTTCTAAAGCTACGAGTACTATTACGATTGCTTCTATTGCTTCTATTGCTTCTATTGCTTCTATTGCGTCTATCGGTTTGTTTCATCGCCATTTTTGGTAAATCTTCTTTCGTACCACCATTTTCTTTCAATAATTTTTTATATATTTTTACTTTTATATTTTTAATGGATTGTTCTTTCCGAGACAGACGATTGTTATCGCCGTATTGAGATGGGCTTTCCATTAATGTTTTAATTTTATCGCTGAATCGTTTAACTTCTTCTTCTTGGCGTTGGCGTCGGTTACTATTTCTATAACTACGCGAACCACCTTTTAGATTGGGATTATAATTTTTGTAACGTATAGTCGCATTTCTAAAATTATTAAGTTTGGTTTCGTGTTTTTTTATGGTGGCTTCATATTTGTGTATAAGTTTATTGCGTTTATTGATTTCATCTTTTGTCGCACCCAATTTTGGAACACGTGCTAAAATCTCTCCAAGTTTACCCATTGCTTCTCTTCCTTCCTCTACATCAGGATCATTAAGTAATTTATTATATTCAGTAATTACTACTGATGGGTATCTAGGCGATGATGGTGAAATATCATAGTAATCAGAGTCATCATCATCACGAAATGTTGGTCTTGTTGGGGACTTTCGGTGAGACATTGGTTTATACATTTATAATAATATTATTATTTATTATGATAATAGTATGCTGCATACCCCATTCCAACCAATATAATAAAATAAACTAGCTTCTCTCGGTACTTCAATTCTTCTAAAATCTGTACTGGTTTTGGGCGATAATGTAGATAATATTTTTGAAGTGCGTCGTGTAATGATAGTTCATCTTTAAATAAAATAACATTATAACGGTTATGAATGAAATGAACCCATCGAATAAAAGAGTCGCGACTATCTAAATATGGAGTAACTGGATATTTGTCTAACATTCGACTAAATTCACTAGACATTTCTGGATCAGGAATGAACATTGGGAAGTTTTGTATAAGATCATAGTATTTTTTACGCGTAACATCATTTACATGGTCTGGATAATTTACAGCAGTAGTCATTAAAAAGAACCAATAATGCGGTCCCCATATTGATGCATCTAGTTTAACCATAATATATCAAATAATATAAAAAGATTCACATAATAAGATAAACGTTGAGACGAATAAACGAGACTCATAAATATTAAAAAGTGTGATGGAATCAGAAGTAGAAAATGCTACAATTGAAAAATACCACCAACATTATCATATGCATAATATAGTATTAGATTCTGAACCATTACCCGCTGAGACGAAACAGGCTACAAAATTTATAGACAATCCGAAGATTATGTTATCGTATGTGGAAGCGGTTCAGTATCGAAAAATGCAGAATGCCCGAATTCAAGATGATTATGATGCACTTACTATGATGAATAAATCGCAAGACTCATTGGCGGAATCGTCGGCAGCATCGGCAGCGTCGGCAGCATCGGCAGCATCGGCAGCGTCGGCAACTACAGCAAAGCATTTTTGCAATAATTGCAATCGAACAAATCATTTATATAACAATTGTAGATCGCCGGTTACGAGTATAGGTATAATCGCGTTTCGAAGCGGACATCAAGGACCGGAATTTTTGATGATTCGTCGTCGTGATTCTTTTGGGTTTGTTGATTTTGTAAGAGGTAAATACTCATTAAATGATGAAGTATATATTCAGCGCATCATAGATGAAATGACTATTTACGAAAAAGATAATCTTATACAACTGACGTTTGATCAGTTATGGAAACTATTATGGGGAGAATATACACGCGGTAGTCAATATAAGAATGAAGAATCTATATCATGTGAAAAATATAACCAAATCGTATCAGGAATACGGACAAAGGACGGCAAACGTAAAACATTGCAACAATTTATAAATGATTCGAATACGAGATGGAGTGAAACAGAATGGGGATTTCCAAAAGGACGCAGAAACTATAATGAGAAAGACCTAACATGTGCTCTTCGTGAATGCTTAGAAGAAACAGGATATGATATAACGTGTGATAATATTATTCAAAATATACTACCATTTGAAGAGATCTTTATGGGTTCAGATATGAAGTGTTATAAACAGAAATATTTTCTTGCGATGGTTGATTTAGATAAAAAGCCGAAAAAGGCACACGACATAATGGAAGTTGGACTGATGAAGTGGATGACGTATGACGATTGTATTCACTCGATAAGACCGTATAATTTAGAAAAAATCGCGATCATTGAAAAAATTAATAATATACTAAAAAAATATCAAATATATTAAAGTATTATTATTCACATATATAAAGGTATACATTTAAGATGTCGTCGGCGTCTAATGTCGGTGAAGTTCCAATAAAAGAAACTATGGCTGTGCCTGCGCCTGCGGCAGCGGCGGAGAGTGAGGGTCAAGTTCAGTCTAAATTATTAGTAAAACAAAAAAAACGAGGTTCTAAAGAAAAAAAAGAGAATACAGATGGTTCAAATATAGATAAATCGATAGAAAACCTCACAAAGGAAGTGTATGATGGTTCTACCAGTTTAAAACCGGAAGAAATAAACAATCCTTTTAGCAAAGAATACAATATATTGTTATTCAAAAAAGAATTATTGGAACATCTCAGTATCAAGAAGCACGATGAATTAACCGCGAAACAGAATAAATCAGCGTCGGGGGAGTCAGCGTCGGGGGAGTCAGCGTCGGGGGAGTCAGGGTCGGGATCCGGATCGGCGTCGGGATCAGGATCGGGATCGGATTCTGAATCAGGTGCACCAAATTATTATCAACATTTATATCCATCATTGAATGATCCAGAATTTAATATGAAGATCGCACTTCGTAAAGAATTTTTCGATACAAAAATGGATGTAGACAATGACGAAGATGTCGAAAAAAAAGCAGAAATGATGTGTAATGCAGAATTTGAATTAGCACCAAATCAACAATTCGTGAGAAATTTCTTATCAGTAGAAACACCCTATAATAGTCTACTACTCTATCACGGTTTAGGAACAGGTAAAACGTGTTCTGCAATCAGTGTTGCAGAGGAAATGCGTGATTATATGAAACAGATGGGAATAACACAGCAAATTATCGTGATTGCGTCTCCGAATGTGCAAGAAAATTTCCGGTTACAATTATTTGATGAACGAGAACTCAAAGAAATTGAACCAGGAATATGGAATATTCGTGCGTGTACTGGAAACAAGTTTATTAAAGAAATTAATCCAATGCATATGAAAGGATTAACTAGAGAAAGAGTTATCAAACAGATAAAGCGCCTAATTAATTCTTATTATTTATTTTTTGGATATAATGAATTCGCCAATTATGTTCGAAATAACGCATCTAGCACTGGTATCTCGTCCGACGATATTGCTATCGACGAGATTCGCAAATCTCGGAAAAAGAATGAACTAAAAGGAAGTTTAGGAACAAACGCCGCTGCGAACAAAAAAGATGTTGGTCCTGCAAAACGCGGGCGAAAATCTGCGGAAACGATCGCGAAACAAGCCGCAATAGAAGCTGCATCGATTGAAAACTTATCAGTCGTTAAACTTAAAAAAATATTCGCGAATACGCTTATTATCATTGATGAAGTTCATAATATTCGCGTAACAGATGATAACAAAGACAAGCGTGTTTCTAAAATTTTATACCAGATAGTAACAAAGGTAAACAATGTGAGATTGTTATTGTTGTCGGGTACTCCAATGTATAATAGTTACAAGGAAATCATTTGGCTCATTAATTTGATGAATATAAATGATAAGCGATCAACTATCGATATTAGTGATGTATTTGATGAGAAAGGTAATTTTTTATTGGATAAAAATGGTAAAAGAGTTGGTGAAGAGTTACTTATACGAAAGGCTACCGGGTATTTATCATTTGTTAGGGGCGAAAATCCTTACACTTTTCCATACAGAGTGTTTCCCGCCGAGCATTCACCCGAGTTTTCATTATTGAAGCAGACAAATGATGATGAAGGTGCACCGATACGTCAATATCCGCGTCGACAAATGAATGGTCGTCACATCGACCAGCCTATAAAACATATTGATGTATATATGACTAATGTTGGAGCGATACAGGAAGTTGCGTATAAATATATTGTATCCGATATGAAATCTAATTATATTTTTAAAAAAACTGCTGCGGTTCGTAGAAAGGCGATAGCCGCCGCAGCAGCATCAGCATCAGCCGCCCTAGATGTAGAAGACGTAGAACATACAGGTAGTGCTGCTGCGGCTGCGGATGCGGCATCTAAGAAATCTAAATCTAAACCTGGCGCAGCAAAAGGAGGAGTAACTTTAATAGATGATGCGATAGTCATTGATTCTGAAAATTTCCCTTCATTTGAAAATATGGACACGATTGGTTATGCAGCAGTTCAAAGACCACTTGAAGCATTGAATATTGTTTATCCACATCCATCATTATTTGAGCATATTTCAGATAATACGCAAGAAGTAGAGATCGCGTCGTGTATTGGAAAAGAAGGATTACGCAATATAATGAGTTATACAGAATCTGGAAATCCGCCAATGCGCCGCGAATTTGAATATCGACCAGAATTTATACGTAACTTCAAGTTACCAAAGTTATATGATTCGGATGGTAATGAATTAGCTGCGAGCAATAGTTCAACATCTTATCGTATTTTCGCACCAAATAATATAGGTTTATATTCTTCGAAAATAAAGAATATATGTGATAAAGTCGTATCGAGTGATGGAATCATACTGATATATAGTCAATATATTGACGGAGGTGTTGTTCCTATAGCACTCGCACTCGAAGAGTTGGGCTTCACGCGGTATAGTGCGAGTACCAATAATTCATCGTTTTTTAGAACAAAACCGGTTCCAAATATAGACGCTATCACGTTTCTACAACAAAAACAGCACGCTGTTCAATTTCCCACATTACCGTTTCGACCGGCACGATATTCGGTGATAACGGGTGATCCATCCATATCACCGGATAATCTATTCGAATTAAAGGCGCTAACGAATGAAGATAATATAAATGGTGAAAAGGTGAAAGTGGTAATTATATCAGTCGCAGGCGCAGAAGGTCTAGATTTTAAAAACATTCGCCAAGTGCATATCTTAGAGCCCTGGTATAATATGAATTTATTAGAGCAAATTATTGGAAGAGCCATACGAAATTGTAGTCACAAACGTTTACCATATTCAGAAAGAAATGTCGAATTATATTTATACGGAACCTATCTCTCAACTGCGGACGTAGAGGCGATTGATCTTTATCTATATCGATTATCAGAGTTCAAGGCAGTAAAAATCGGTATTGTTTCAAGAGCGCTAAGAGAGTCAGCAGTTGACTGTCTCTTGAATATTCAACACAATACTCAAACGGCAGCGCAGTTGAATCGAACTGTGAATCAAAAATTATCATCGCGCAAGAAAATAGAATATCAAATAGGGGCGAGACCATATACTGCATTATGTGATTATATGGAACGATGTGACTATGTATGTAGACCGACATTTTCAAACGGTGCTCAAATTCAAGATCAAGAAGATTTATATGGTCTTAGTAGTGATGATAGTATTGATGAAGGCGGCAATGATTCAAATGATGATGAAATCGAAAAACCCCGTGGTAATGTTCGTGTTGATACATTTAATGAAAAATTTATGTCTATGAACATAGATAAAATCATACACAAGATACGCAACCAGTTCAAAGAGTCATTTTTTTACAGAAAGATTGATATAATTGCGGATATAAATGCGACGCGTCATTATCCGTTATCACAAGTAAATTTAGCACTAACACAAATGGTAACAGATCCAAACGAATATGTTCACGATAAGTATGGACGTATTGGTCATGTTGTGAATATTGGGAATTATTATATGTTTCAACCTATAGAGTTAACTGATATTAGAAGTAGTATACACGATCGCAGTGTTCCGATACCTTATAAACACGAAACTGTGAATTATCGACTTCCAAAAGAATTAACTGAAGATCATACTGGTATAACAAAAACTGTATTGAAAAATACAGTTGTACCGGCGACTATGAGTGGTAAATCAAATATTGATGAAGTAGTCAAGGACACTGAACGGATGTTACAAAATATGGAGAATACTCAGCCGTTAGAGACAGGCGCGACAGGCGCGACCGGTGAGAGTAGTGAAGTTACTTCTAATCCAGAAAGTAGTGAGATAAAAGAAAAAAATGAAAATGACCGAGCGGTCGAAGAGATGTTGATTGACTTAAATAATACATACGAAGAATGTAATCGCATATACGAAAAGCCAAACAAAGAACAAGAAGACAAATGGTATTGTTATTGTGGAAAAGTTTTACGATACATGCAACAAATTTCCGAATTGCGTATAAGCGATGAACAAAAACACGATCTCATCATCGAAAATATAGTAGAGTATTTACATTTTAATGGAACATTTCAATTGGTAAATTATCTTTACCGTAAAAACAATAACTCTATGTTTGTTAAAAAGTCAACTGGGGCTGTTGTAACAATGGTGCAACCATTATCTCAATTTGAACAGAAGTTATTATCTTATTATTCACAACAATTATTACGACGACAATTGAGTGGACGACGAGCAGCAGCAGCAGCAGCAACATCGGGCGCATCGGGATCATCGGGGGCATCGGCATCAGCAACAGTACCAGAAGATTACGGTTTGTTGGTATTTAATGAAAAAAAACCGAATGATTACGAGCTTATTATTTTGAAATACGAATCGGACCAATGGATCGTATCGGAACACGAGGATCGGCGCGATTTTAACGCTTTAATAACATCACGATTATCGTATAATACAAGAAATATAAGTGATATTGTTGGATTTATCACATTCTTCAAAAATAAGTATCTCATATTTAAAATGAAGATGATGAAAAAGAAGCGAGATAAAGGTGCGAGATGCGACCAATCTGGTAAAGCGGACACTATAGCATTACTTAATAGCTTATTAGCTATGAATTCAGATATAGACATTGATGAACATAAATTGACTGCTGAAAATACGTCTACGCGAACCCAGAGGGAATTATGTGTATTTCAGGAATTTATACTACGATTATTTAATGCTACTCGCGTAAATGGTAAAAAATGGTTTTTTTCGCCGGGAGATGCATTATTATGTGATATTGAAAGATTACATTAGATTCCAGACATTTCATTACTTTTCATTAAATTTAATATTTTATATTCATTAAATTTAATATATAAAAAGTATAATGTTATTATAGATAATAGTTTACAATTCAATAATAAATGTCTGAAAAACAATCAATACCGGCTTCTTCTAGCGCGTCCGCATCGTCTAACGCAGCTATATCTAGGATATCTGTATCAGGTACTGCATTATCGTCATCGAGTAATATGCAATCAAAAGCGCGCTTCGGTATATACACAACAAATTTATTAACACGCAAACTTCGTGTTCCTTTTCGTATTATTGGGAGAAATATAAAGGATACACTTGAGCATATTCTCTCGAAGGTAGTGGAAGGAAAGTGTATGGCGGAGGGATTTATACGACCAGGGAGTGTGAGAATACTAACATACTCAAACGGTTATTTATATGGTAAATACGCAATCTTCGATATTGTATATGAATGTCAATCGTGTTCGCTCGTGGAAGGCATGGTATTTACGTGTGTAGTTAAAAACATTAGTTTAGCAGGAATTCGAGCGGTTTTAAATGAACCAAAAACACCAATCATCGCATTTATAGCGAGAGATCATCATTATGATAGACCAGAATTTATTCGACTACAAGAAGAATCCGAAATAAAAGTCAGGGTAATCGGACAACGGTTCGAAATCGGCGATGAAGCAATATCCGTAATTGCTGAACTCGTATAATTAGTATTTATGTTATGAATATCAAGGTGATAATGTATAAAACTAAATTTATATATATACGTTGATAAAATTGATAACAATATAAAACTAAATTATAATATGATATAGTCTCTGGTAATTCTATTGTATATATTTTGTAATGTTACCATCAACGTCGAAATGCGCCGTAACTGATAACAATACAAAAATGAAACGAAAATTGAAAATTAGTCCATCTACAAATAAAAATGATGATGAAATACCAGTAGTTAACTCTACAAATGTTGAAAATAATAAATGTGCAGAGAAAGAGACCAAAGAGACCAAATACGATGACGTGGTAATAACTGATTATTGTGACGCGTCGTTGTTTCATTCAGCTAGAATATCAAGAAACATAACTATTCCGTTTCATCGAATCGCGCGTTCAAAAAATATAAAGGAAATATTGAACAGGGAAGTATCGATGATGATGGATGGAAAATGTTCAATTGAAGGGTATGTATGTCCTGAATCGACGCGAATCATCCAACATTCGTGTGGTAGATTGAATGGCGGAAACATCATATTTGATATCGATATATCTTGCTTAATTTGTCTACCACAAGAACAAACAAAAATATTATGTGTTGTAAAAACGATCACTCAGGCTGGCGTGCGTGCTATCGCGAAAGGACTACGTCCAGGCTCGATTTCGCCTATCGAAGTGTTTCTCTCGAGAGATATGAATATGAACAATAATGTACATAACTCTTCTGATAAATTCACTACCGTAAAAGAAGGAGACACACTATTTGTAGAAATTATTGGTAGAAGGTTTGTATTAAACGACACCCACGTAACGATTATCGCATTACTTATTAATATTGACTATTCTAATCATAATGACGCGTCTTTTCGTGGGATCACTGGAAATAACAATATTGATTTGTTGAAACCATCTCATAATGTTGAAGAAGATTCAGGAGTCATCGTGAATAAACAGCCAGTAGAGATTCATAAAACTACTACAAGGAAGGTCAGGCAAGCAACCCCGGCTCCAGAAACGCCGCCAAAAATACCAGACACGATCATTAGTGGAAATGAACACAGCGATATTCAAGTTATTAAACCAAAACGCGCATACAATCGAAAAATAAAATAATAACAACATATAAATACATATTCTTACTTATAAACATAAATATATCATATTCATTTATTTTTATTCACATAATGAGTTCATCAATGCCGCATATACCAACTGCAATTGCGAGTTTATCAAAAATGAATGAACTATGCACGATCGCGCAACAAGTTGAGTGGAAAACAAATTATCTTATGAAACTTAAAGATAGTCTAGAATCATTACCGATATTTCACCAAATTGAGATACTTAGGATTTTACATTTAAAGAATACAAATTTAAATGAAAATAAGAATGGTATTTTTATTAATATTACTAAGCTTAGTGATAGTTCGCTTATTGAACTTGAAGAATATATTAATTACGTAAATGCACAAGAAAAACATTTAAATGAGTTTGAAGAACAAAAAAAGCAATTATCAAAAGAATACTTTGAATCGAAATCAAAGTAATTGTAATAAAGGTATTTATTGTGATTATATAATATGAGCTCGGTAATATCGATAATGGCTATTACTGCTTGTGTGTATAATCGATTTTCATTTACGTGTGACTATATTTGTAATAGTATAAACATATACTCTATTCAACCATATAATGATAGAGGATGCAGCGTCGGCAGTAACAAGTCTAGTGAATATAAACTTCAAACTAACGAATCTAAGTCGGGAAGTAATCGTAACGGTGATGAACTACAACTAAAATCAACTAACGTTGTGTATGAGCCACAAGTAAACAATAATGACTACTCCGATGCCGAGACCGAGACCGATGCCGAGACTGAAACCGAGACCGAGACCGATGCCGAGACCGATGCCGAGACCGAGACCGAGCGCGGCGATACTAATAGTATTATAACTACTGCGAGCACTAGTGAATGCGAAAATAATAATGAAACGCCAAGTATGACTGCGACAAGAGAAATTTTGTTCGAGGAATTTTCTACATTTTTAAATCCAAAACCAGACGATTCGTTATTATGGTGTGCATACATTATGATATATGGTATTGAAAAATTTGAAACAGTTGAAAATTATTATACAGAAGGAAATACATTCAAATACAAAGTTGTTGGGGATATTCGTTCAAAAAAGGCACTATTAAAGCCGCATAAACTCACATTATCTAAGATAGAGGATAGCTTTGTGAATAAGCCATTCATCAATTTAGAAGCATTTTATGCGATCGCACTCACATATAATCTATCGGTATGTATCATTCAAGGAAGAAAATTGTTTGAAACCGGTAGAAACAATGATGATTCAAATATGTTCGTGGTGGAAAAAAAACGTGGAAAATATGGAATGTACATATTCGCAAACGAATCATCAATTGTGAAAATCGGTGAAGAAAAATTGACTATACGAAACCTTAAACAACTACGAATTGATTATATGAGAGATAAATTTTGGAGTATGGAAAACATAAGCTCACCGATTCGCCCGTTATCTGCCTATAAACTACCGGATTTAGTGGAGATATGTACACGACTTGATATACCAACGTATCATCAACAACACGGAGAATATGGTTCGATTGGTATACAAAAACGAAAAACAAAGAATGAATTATATGAAGCAATATGTAGTGCGATATAAAACGCGCAACGCGTACACATTTCATTTCGGTGTTAACTAATAAAATAATTTTACTCGTTTAGATTTTACTTTCGAGTTTCCGAATTTATACATACGGCGTGATTTCTTTGCTAGAATGAACGCTTTTTTATTATGATCACATCCTTTATCTATGATATCATAATCTACTGCTGCAGATTTTCCACCAGTTATCGCACTCGCTAATCTAGCAAATCCCCACGATTGAGCCGTTTGGTTTGGTCTAGAGCCAGATGAATAATATGCGCCTTCACCTTTACTCACAATCTTTCGTAATGCAACAATACTACAACCGGTTTTATGAGATAATTCTTTATTTGGTGATATATTTTCGATATTATACATTTTGCGCGCATTTACTATATGATTTGAACTTTTACTATTGAACGATTGTAATGGTTTACGCGTCTGATACTTATTTTTCTTGTATGATTTTCTAGAACTGACTAACATTTGTATTTGTTTTTTTCTATCAGATGAACTCAATCCTGTTGGTACATATCTTACTGGAACAGTATGTGGTCGCATTTATCGTGTATGTCGTGTATGTCGTGTATGTCGTCTTAAAAAATAACTGATGACTGATTATTATAATTATACAATATAATAAAAATGATAATATTCGTATTAAATTGAAACAATAATTACTATTTATAAGATATGGTATAAATAATTTCCTATTCATATATATAGTGAAATGTCGAGAAATCGTGGTTCGACTGATAGTGGTAATATGGCTGGAATACGGCGAAATCGTCATTCGTCATCATCCGTAGATAAACAAACCGGTTTTTCAAATATTGTATCATCATATTTAGACGGTATGATGGATAAAACAGATGGTATACCGGAATTGGAAATTCGGTTTGGAACACGCGGAAACCAGCCAATCACAAAACAGAACTTCAATAGTGTGATACAAAAGTTACTCGCATCTGGATTTGTTTTCTCTAAAAAGAATGCATATTCTCTAAAAATTCAAAACGAGTTTATCGATCCTAAAACAGGACAGACAAAATTATCTCTTATTCGGGCGGAAATACACGGAATTAATGACGTTCAAAAATATTGCAAAACAAATCAACCAGACGAAAAATATGTATTATTTACGCAAAAAATGTACGCGAGGACTCCAGGTTCGAAACGAAATACCGATGATGAACCAGAAGGTGCAGATCTTTCCAGAGAAAGCAACACAATTATGCCGATTGTTTTCGAAGACTTTAATTTCAAAGTAAGCTATCAACGCGAAAAACGTGTTGCGAATACATCGACATTAGCAAGATCTATTTTGAAAACGTGGAATGATAATAAAAAGACGTTTCGATACATTAATCGAACTACAATGGCGCATCCCGAATTACCTTTCCAGATTGATTTGAGTGTGATCAAGGAATCTCATCGCGACAGGAGTCGTTACATACCCGAGACGACATTTGAAGCTGCGAAGGTTCTAGATAGCCCTCCAAAATACGAGATTGAAATCGAAGTAATTAACGACTTGGTCGGTCCTGGTACATCTTTTAATCATCCAAAATATCTAATGGAAAAGTTGCGAAAAACAATCACACTTGTACTCTCTGGTATTCAAGAAACGAATTATCCGGTTTCATCGGTTGAATTAAGACGTATCCAGCGTAAGTATCACGAGTTACTTCATCCAGAAGAACATAGCGGGCGAACCAGTAGCACAAATAAAAGAATACGAGGATTAGGCGATAAAGATAGCGATAGCAGCGGAAGTGGTAGTGACGCAGAAAGTGACCCGGACAGCGAAGGTGGAGAAGCCGATACAAGTGAAGCCGCTGCTTCCGGAAGAAGAATACAGTTACGACCAAAGCATTTTATTGGTCCGTCATCATTCACATTACAGATGCAAAATATTATGCCGATCAATCCAGACTCGAAATCGCCAAATATTCGCGTAGGATACTCTGTTACAGAAAAGGCTGACGGAATGCGGAAATTATTGTTCGTGGCTCCAAAGACCGGAAGGATCTATCTCATCGATACAAATATGAATATTCAATTCACCGGCGCAGTATCTTTGAATACAAAATTGTATAATACGCTTATTGATGGAGAACATATTTTACATAACAAAAATGGTAACTTCATTAATCTGTATTTAGCATTTGATATTTATTATGTTCATAAAGCGGATGTTCGTGCGCGTCTTTTCTACCCGACGAATGAGGATGAAGTTCTAACGAATTTTCGTCTTCCATTGCTAATAAGCGTAATTAAGAACCTACAAACTAAACGAGTATCCGGAGGCGCGGATTCTCTAGCACCGATTCGTATTGAACATAAAAATTTCGAAATATCGACACAACATAAATCGATTTTCGATTGCTGCGCGACCATAATGCGGAAAATGAAGGATGAACAGCAATACGAATATTGGTGTGATGGATTAATATTCACGCCATTAGAATACGGTGTAGGCAGTAATGTGCCGAATGATGGCTCTGCTGGACCATTATATAAAACCACGTGGAATCATTCCTTTAAATGGAAACCTGCACAACATAATACGATTGATTTTCTTGTTACTACTAAAAAGGACAAAACGCAAGAAGATACTGTGAGTAATATGTTCAAACCTGGTGTTGATATGTCCAAATGCGTTCAAGTTGAACAATATAAAACATTAATTCTTCGGGTTGGTTATGACGAAAAAAAACACGGTCATATTAATCCGTGCGTTTCTGTGATTGAAGGAAAGATGAATGGCGTCGATGACGATGGAAATGTATATGGTGGTAGCGGTGGCTCTGATGGTTATGGTGATGATACAAGCGGTGATAGTTATAAACCAGCGCCGTTTTATCCGACATATCCTTACGATAATGATGCGCACATTTGTAATATAATGCTGTGTCCTGATGAAGCCGGAGTGCATCAGATGATGACGCTTGAAAATGATATTATTATGGATGAAACGATAGTTGAATTTAGTTATGACGAAAATAAACCGGTGAATTGGAGATGGTCGCCGTTACGTGTTCGACACGACAAGACTGCTGAGTATCGCGCAGGCGGTAAAAATTACGGCAATGCATACCACGTTGCAAACAGTAATTGGCATTCAATACATAACGCGATTACGGACGATATGATCACAACTGGTGAAGGTATTCCTGATCAATTGTCGAATGAGGATGTTTATTATAATCATTCTACAAGCGGAGATGGTATTGATGTGGGTGGTGGAACGAAAGTGAAATCATTGACTAAAGGAATGCGAGATTTTCATAATTTATACGTAAAGCGGAAACTGATTTTAGGAGTCGCAAAACCAGGCAACACATTAATCGATTTCGCTGTCGGAAAAGGCGGTGATTTACCAAAGTGGATTTCTGCAAAATTAGGGTTCGTATTCGGTATTGATTATTCGAAAGACAATCTAGAACATAAATTTGATGGTGTATGCGCTCGTTATCTCGACGCCAAAAAGAACAAGCGTAACGTTCCTCCTGCGATATTTATACACGGTGATAGTAGTAAAGAAATTAAAACCGGGCAAGCAGCGATTAGTGAACGTTACCGAATTATATCGAGAGCAATATTCGGCGAAGGACCGAGGGATGCGAGTATATTAGGAAAGGGTGTATATCCGCATTATGGGCGAGGAGTTGACGGGTTCGACGTTTGCTCTGTTCAATTTGCGATTCATTACTTTTTCGAAGATATAAAGAAGGTACATACATTCCTTCAAAACGTATCAGAATGCACCAAACTAGGCGGTTATTTTATAGGTACGTGTTTTGACGGAATGCGTATATTTCAAGCACTCGAAGGTGTTGATAATGGTGAAGAAATAACTGTCTACGATTCGATCAATACTCAAGAAGATAATGTACACTCTAGCGGTGAGCATAAGAAAATCTGGTCTATTCGTAAAAAATATAATCAAGATGAATTTCAACCAGATAGCAGCAGCATCGGGTATGAAATTGAAGTTTTCCAAGAAACGATAAACAAGAGTGCTAAAGAATATTTGGTTAACTTTGATTACCTAACGCAATTGTTAGAAAATTATGGGTTTGATCTAGTCACACAAGAAGAAGCAGAAGCGACATTAACCCAGCCAATGCCGGATGGAACGGGTACTTTTGATAGCTTGTTTCATCAGATGGAACTTGATATCGCAAACGCAAAAGAGAGATCCAGTGATTATGTTGGTAATAGTGGTTATCGCAAATACGATGATTTTGGTAGTGCGAGATCTATGCGTCCTGAAGAAAAACGTATATCATTTTATAATCGGTATTTTATATTTCGTAAGAACCGTATTATCAATGCGAAACAACTAAAGAATAGCTTCTTAAGTTACGCAGGGTTACAAGAAGAACACGCGCGTGGTGGTGTAGGCGAACTTGACGAAGAATCGGAAAAGATCGCATTAGAAAAGATAACCAGAGCATCTACACCAATTGATGTTGCTACTAAACCAGCCATCGCAGCAGAAATTATTAAAAAGAAAGAGAATGAAAAGCTTGAGCAAAAATTAGTTGAGAAACCAACTACAGCTAAAAATCGAAAATTGAAAATAACTGCATCTGCTGCAGCATCCGAAGCATCTGCGGTAGCGGCAGCCGCAGCAGCTGATAAAGAACCCGGATTTTCATTGGCCGAAAGCAATGCGGAATTTTCTGCGCCGATCGAACAAATTGAAAAGAGTTTGAAAAAACGGTCAAGAAAAGCAAAAAATGATATTACTGGCGAAAGTGGTTCTGCAGCATTGGAACAAATACCTGCTGGTATCGAAAATCCACTTCAACCACCAAAAACAAAAATTGTGCGAAAAATTACCAAAAAAGTTTCGTTGGTAACTACAGACCAACCAGCTACAGGCGCAAGCGCTGCAGTTGAACCAGAGAAAAAAGGAGAAGCAGCAGCTCCTAAAAAAACCAGAAAAAAGAAGGAAACATCGGATAAATAATAATAATAATAATAATAATAATAATAATATTTCTACACACGAAAATAACTTATAACGATTTGTTATTACTATATAGTAGTAGTCATAACAAATATTTTTAATTCATAAAGCAATAAAACAAAAATAATTCAATAATGTTTTCAAACCAATTTAAAATGCCTCATTATAATTCGAACAATAATCGAAGTCATATAAATGTTTCTTCAGCTAACTCCGCGAATTCCGCGAATTCAGCGAATTCGTCATTATTATTGGGGTTATCTTATTATAATCACTTTGTGTTACCACAAGTAGATATAAATTTGGATGATAACGGAAATTATATTCCTTTGGAAATCACCGCGAGTAACTATGAACCTGAAGTTGATTCTATAAAGACACCGTATATTTCATCGTCGATATATACGCATTTATGCAATATGAAACACCAGATTGAAAAATACCAGAGTGACTGGGACAACATAAAAAAATTCACAAATCCATATGAATTTATTCATACGAATATAACAGGCAATAAAACAAACATAAGTAAACTTCGCCCATTATCAAGATCATTCTATAAAATGATAGAAATTGTATCTGGTGCGAATTTAATACGTGAATATTCTGATACAATTACGTTAGAACCCGACTATAATGCAGGAATAAATACATTTCATCTCGCAGAAGGTCCTGGTGGTTTTATCGAAGCAATATCATATCTTAGAGGATTAGAATACAGTAAAATAAAAAAATACAAAGAACTTACAAATACATACTGTGATCTTCGAACATCAACGCCATCTCCAGTTATATTATCGCCAAATGTAAAAATACTCAAGCGTAATACCGATTTACACGATGAATATATGAAAGAAATTGAACACGTAAAACTATCTAAAACAATATTCGAGAGAATGTCTCTAACGTCGCAATATACTTCATCTGGTTTATATACTAACAGTGGTGGTGGTGGTGGTGGTGGTGGTGGTGGTGGTGGTGGTGGTGGTGGTGGTGGTGGTGGTGGTGGTGGTGGTGGTGGTGGTGGTGGTGGTGGTGGTTGCGCGACATACAGTAATAAATATAATCACGACATATACGGTAACGATCGTTACTACGGAATGACCCTAATCAATGATGATCCGATATGTCCCGGTTGGAAAAAAACTAAAACGTTTCTAGAAGCAAATCCAAATGTTATTATTGAAACAGGCGAAGATAAAACGGGAAATTTACTATCTATTGCGAATTTTAAATACTGCGCGTCAAAATATAAGAATAAAATGGAGATAATAACGGCAGATGGCGGTTTTGATTTTTCACTCGATTTTAATAATCAAGAAAACAACGCGACACGTTTGATTATCGCAGAAGTATTTTTTGCACTTGCGATGCAGAAAAAGGGTGGATCATTTATTTTGAAAATTTTTGATATTTTTCATAAACCGACTGTAGATATCCTTTATTTACTATCCTATTACTATTCAAATGTATCTATTATTAAACCATATACTAGTAGAATTGCTAATTCAGAAAAGTATGTGATTAGTCAAAATTTTAAATTAAATGATTCGTCAATATTGATCGAAGAAATATGTCGCATTTTTCCGTCTATTATTGGTAGTACACTCACAGATACGGCATCAACTTCGCTACCACACATACAATCTTTATTACAACGTAAGCACGATCTTTACTATTTGAATAAGATAGAAGAAATGAACGCAATACTGAGTTTTCAACAAATCGAAAATATTTCATCAACCCTTTCAATTATAACATCACACAGAAATACGGAGAAAATAGAACAGTATAAAAAACAAAATATACAAAAATGTATTGCGTGGTGTGAGAAATACAACATTCCTTATTTTAAACAGAGCACGTATTCTGCTGGCGGAAATATATTTTTACAACGACCGTGAAAGGTTGAATGGATGATCAGCGATAAAACATCGTAATTGATAAACAAAGTAATCTAAATATAAGATACGTATTATGATTAGATATAAAATACATATGCAAGCAATCAACTTATTTATTGGGAACTTTAGTGGTAAAAAAACAAAAGAACGTTTTGAAACCATATTAGAACCATTACAAGCCATTTTACAGATTGGCTGTTTGGCGTATTATCCAATCGGAAGTAAATTAGCAATACATAATAATATTTTGTTTATTCAGACGACTGGATATGCGCAAAATGTAAAACGATGGTATAATAATGATAAAAAGGAAGACCTATTTTATCTCTATAATGTATTTTCACGTTTTAGTAAATTTTATAAAAATATATTAGATCAATCACCGAATTATGGTCAGTCTACTCAGGCGGATGTTTCGAATCAACCGATTATTACTCACGGACCAAATATTAACTCGAAATTATTTTCTATATTACACGATTTAGCCAAATCTGGAATCAACAATTTAATACGCACTTACAATCAAACAGATAAAATACATATTCTACATACATTACAAATGTACAAAGGGATGCTTGATAGTCCCGAACTCGTACGTAGGCTAAGTAATGGATCTGGATCTAGCAACAACAACAACAGTAATTCAGAACAACATAGTATTAAAACCGTCGGAACTAAACTAGTTAAAGCGTCAGATGATATAAATGACGAGTCAGATTTACCGCGTAATGTTAAAAAACAGAACCATACGAACAATTCACATGGTATTCCATTTGATAATATTATGGAGCAAAACACATCCAATATTGATACGATATTTATTAAAATAACTGATTTGTATACGCAAGATGATTTTGATATTATTTACCATACTCTTATGAAACTGCAGCAAGACCCGCAATATTATATGAATTATGTAGATGGTTTGAATAAAATAATGGAACCATTGAATATTCGCATCAAAAAATGGATTGATGATAATATTGTATTTTGAACATACAAAACAATTATTATTATTATTATTATTATTATTCGATTTCCAATTTTACCCAGCAAGGAATATAAGGTGCATTTGATAATTCACCTTTTATTTTACGAGAGAATTCAGGGAAAGGTATCTTAAATTTAGTATCTTCACCGGTTTTAATAAATTGGTTTAATACCTTATACAATTCACGTATTGCCGGATAAGACATATTCATTTGAAGTTCAGTTAATTTATCGATAATCGGTCTAACTTGCGCACGCCGTTGTTCTTGTGTCCGTTCGTTCGGATTAGTATTAACAGTCATTTCGTTCATTTTATATGTTTCATCTTTTTGCTGTTGTTTTTTCTGATTTCTCTTCCAATGTTTTCCCTTCCCATATCGTGTATTTGCCGCAGGAGGAGTATCATCGGATGTTTCGCATATAAGTAAACCATTCTCTTTTTTTAATTCATCTGGTGTTATATTTGATTCAATATGTATATCTTCTGTATCTTCTGGAATAAGTATCGCCTCTTCACGAAGAATCATCTCTTCATCTGTGTTGTCCGCTTTGTCTGCGGTATTATTTTTCTTATTTTTCTGAATCGCCGCTATAGCATTTTCGATTTCTTCTTGAGAACTTCCTGGGGGAAGTGATAGCGTAGCTGTAGCGGCAGTAACATTAATATCGGTAGAAACGTTCGATCCCATTTTCACAAATTATATACTATTATTATACTAAACTACCAAAATATATTTATATACTAAATACCCGAAATACTAAAATACTGTATCGTGATCATCACCGTACATCTTATCGCTCTTGCGAATTTCGAATACATCTTGAAATATTTTACTACGCATTAATGGTACATTTGTGCGCATTTTAAGATCAAGATGAGGATTCGTAATTAATTGGACTAAAATCTCTCGACGACTTGCGAATTCCCTGCTCTGTATCGCGTAGTATGTATAAAAATGTTGAAACGAAATTCTCCGCATATGATTAGTCATTAATGCAGATGATGACCCTCGCGTAAAAGCCGTGTTAGTTTCTATGGTCGAAGAAGACGCGCCAGTAAATAATGTATCGTCCTGAATCTTATTATGGAATTCGTTGAGCGCATCCTCGCATACTGCTAGTCCAGTAATATCCGCAAGATTCTCAGATAACGATAAATTCCCATCTATAACAAACCCATATTTTTTAGAAATGTGTTCATATTGCCGACTTATTCTATTTATTTTTCGTTCATATATGGCTATATCTTTTGGAGACCACCAATTTTCGATAACTCCTTTATGATTATATACTCGACTATTAACGTGAAGTGCGTGTGATAATTCGTGACCCATTGTATATCCTAGCCCAGCAAGGTCGTACTCATATCCACGACCAAACTGTATATTTAAACTATGCATATACGCGGTTGGTATATATACCGAGTTGTTATGTGATTGATAATATGCGTTCACAATGTATGATTGCGTACCGTTTGATTTCATTTTTGTCCAATTTAATGTGTCGATATCGTCTAGATCAAGCTTTCGTTCGCTGGAATCACCGGGTAGTACCGAGTGCTCTGCTAAATATTTGGTATGATATTGACTGCATTTTAATAAATTACCCCAGGCATCTTTTTCATCGTAGTTTAGATGCACAGGGTCATTTGCGGTGATGCTATTATCTCCAATATATAAATGAATCGTATCTAATTTTTTTAATGCGCCTTTTTTCGTATACGCAGACATCCATTTATTTCTCTCGATGCGTTTTTTATAGCATTCTGTTATTGTTGTAGCCATCTCTCGCACTTTTGAGATCATTTCTTCATTTTTATAACGTTTGGTGTATTCGTGGTCCATAAATTTTGGAAACGTGTATGATAGCCCTATTATCGGGAAATATTTACGAGGAAAATGAGTGTCTCTCCCACGAATAAGTGTATCGTTGAAGTCGAGATAAATCTCTCGCCATTTGTCGTGAAAACAAATAATTTGGCGCATATAAATGAAAAACCAGTAGCTCTTCCATTTATCGGATGCCCACTCTTTTTTTAGTGTACATAATATAGTCTTTAGATAACCAACTTGCTGTGCAATAAAGTAGGAAGGAATTTGCTCCTCTTTATACCCGATATATTTTGCGAACTCGCGCCAGTTAATATCTGTATGCGCGATAGAGTCATCAATAAATATTCTAGATGCACCGCGAATATTGAATGCATAATGCGCGGGTTTCGCACGCATAGCTTCTTCCTCTTCTTCACGCTTTGAATTCGACGACCACTGAGCACAAGAACGACGGCGCTTATTTCGATGAGAATCTTTTAATTTAACCTTATCAGGGTGTATATCCGGATGTGTGGATGTAGAGAATATATGAGCATAATTTTTATCATATCGTACATCAATATTGTTCATAGTTTTCATTAATTCCGCTTCAATATCAAAAACATTCTGCGCACTTATTTTATGTGTTTTTTCATAATCGGAGCCTAGACATTTTGTAAAAACAGTATCAATAAATTTTAGATACGCGGTTGTTATTTGTTTTTTATATTTCATATATTCGACTGTTTGCGTATATTCGTCATCCTTATCATCACCAGTATTTTTAATAACTTCACCCGAAAAATGTTCTTTCGCACTCACATTTATTCTCACATTATTCATCTGATTTTGTAGTATTTTATCATCAAGGTAAAATCGATAATCATATAGCGTTAACGAGGGCGATGATATATGTGGTGATAACTTCCCAGAAACATAATCATCTGATGAAACTGACCAAACTACTGGTGATGCCCATTTGATCATTTCATTTTGATTAATATAAGCCAGAAACTTCCATAGATTATTTTCCTGTACCATATTATCATAATTTCGACAATATTCTTCAATATGGCATAAAATCGGTTCTTCATTTAAATTGAGTAGCGATGTATACATATTATAAAATTGACGGGCACTACCACTACATTTTTTTGGACCGCCTTGATCTTTGATATAGTCGTGTATCATTGATACTACATTTTTATATGTCTCTTCTTGTATGATGGAAAAATTATCGAGAGGACGAATATATCGCATTTCTTTTGGAAGAGTCTTTGGAACTTCTTTAATCCATTTATAATTTGCCCACATATAGAAATTATCTCGTATACTCTGTTGTTCTAAATGTCGTGTGGATATCACATATTTATGAGTTTTTCGATGGTTGCTTCGTGTTCGTTTTCGACGTGTTGACTTCACTGTTGTAGTCATTATTATATATTAGAAATATTAAAGAATAAGATTTCTAGTATTATTTAGATATAGGCATAATATATGTCTTATGGATCATTTAACACTTAAGATGAGGTCGTTTTACTGCGCGATTATATAGATTACAGTCAGGTTTAAATACCTTGCTTTTAATGAAATAAGGTGCCCCTTGGTTTCCACCGTGATAACTACCAGCATTTGCTGCGGCGTGACCGTATGCAGACATAAACGATGCACCATTTTTGGTGATTGTTTCTAATTTAAGTCTTTCAAGACGTGTACCAGCAGAAACTGCGCCTTGAACACCATACTTCGCATTATTTGGTTTATGAATAACAGTTTCGCGACAATTGCGACTATCGAGCGCAGTTGGATATACGCGTTCTGCGTTACCGCAATTTGTAGAATAATAAACTTGAGAACCGGTTGCTGAATCGCTTGGGTTAACTGGTACTCCGTTTGAATTCACATACTGATTTGGTGTTGCATTCATTTTAGAAAATGTTTGTTTTTGTTGATAAGTGCGACACCGTGCCTGTAAGTATGATGCATTGTTCGCGTGATAAGCCCTACTTACGTTTGTATTTCCAGACCGAATGATGCGCTTTCTCGGATTCATACTTAGAGTTTTGGTTTCGTATATACCAGTATTTATTTGATAAGAACCAGGTGCACCTGGTGTGCCGATCTGCTTATAACCCGGATTGTACACGATTGCGTCCGGCATACATTCGCGTATAAGTGGTCGTACAATATCTTCAACAATATAATTTTGTTTTGATGCTACGCGGTTATCACACCCGCAACTTGTTCCCCTAAATACAATGCCGCCGGGTCTTTCGATAAACCCGATTGTCGGTCGGGTTTTATTTGTATATGAAGGCATTAAACTTTTCCGCCAATGTTTAATGGGTCTCGGATTGAAGACGGACCCTTTAATTTTATTTTTATTTGACGGGAAAGAGCAACAAGTACTACCATTTCCATTCACATCAGGATTCGCATTCGTAACAGGTCCATTTGTAGCAGGACGTCTGTATCCAGGATATATACTTCGGGTTGTAGATTCTTTTGTGGATCTAATAGCAACCTTCATTGTTCTAAAATTCAGAGGCCATGAAACGAAGTTTTTCTGTTGTGAAGCCATTTTATATAGAATAAAGAATTATAATATAAATGGGATAACGTGTTCTATTTATTATATCACAATAGAAAAAATACATCAATAATAATTTAGGACATATAATCGCACATTAAATGATTAAATGCATTTATTATCACAATTTTAATTTATGATTTATATGTATCACGTATACTATGATTGAACTTATCGAATTTTATAAAAAGAATGTATTTCATTTTTTATTATTTATGATGATTGGGTTTGTTATCGCAACTTTGGATATATCGTTTCGAAATGTTGTGAAAAAAGTATATCTAAATGTTCTAAAAAATATAGAAATACGTCACGGATCTAGTGTGATAGAAGGATTCGCAAAGTCAAGTGTAGACAAACTAGAAGACAACGATAAACAGTCAAAAAAACAATCTGGAGGTGGAAGCGGATCAAAGGGAAAAACAAGTAAAAGCGGCAGTGATTCAACAAACGAAGAAGGAGGAGAATGTCCGAAAGATTGCAGTGAAGTTGCGAGCTTACAAAAACGTTTGACTACTTTAATCACAGATGCTACAAAACTAAAAGATCAAGTAATTGAAAATAATAATATTATACAAAGACAAGAACATACCATAAAAATTCTACAAAAAAGTGTGAGTGATATAGTTGATAGTTCAAAAAAATAATATTATCGGTATTATTATCGGTATTATTATCGGTATTATTATCGGTATTATTATATAAGTAGTCAAGTATATAATATGATTGAATATGACGCCGGTATCAGTAAAAATAATACAACCAATGAATACAAGTTACTGAAAGATGATATCACAACATTTTTAAATGAAAATCAAAATAGCCCGATATTGAAATATAAGATGTTTTTTATATTTTTTATTTTTGTTTTTATAGGATTAATCATTCTATTTATTTTGCATTCATTTATCGCGAATAAACCGATAGGCAGTCATAATTTTGTGAAACATATATTTGAAAAACCAGATATAAATAAGCTTAATACATATGATGATTCGGATAGTGATAACGATATCTACGATTATAAATATAGCGAAAATAGGTTATCAAGTGCAGCAGTTTTTAGAAAAGCATTAGAAGGATTTAGATCAAAAAATGATTCAAAGAAAGGTGGCGGTATAGTAGGCGGCGGCAGTGATAAGCCAACTGCGAATGTATCTGGTGCTAAGAAAATGAAAGAAAAGAATAAAAATACCCCGTGTGATACTGATTGTGGTGAATATATTAAGCTGCAAGGACAAATAAATACATTGGAGAAAATGGTAAAAGAAGTAAAACAACAGAGTGATAAGATAGCAGAAATAACTAAAGGTATCTCGGCACTAGGAAAACAGATTGAAGATCTTAATAAATCTCTTGCACCAAATGGTAAATTTGAACCAAAATTATAATATATACTATTTATAACTTTATTAAGCTGTTATTTCGCTACTTTAATATTCTAGGTATAATACATCATAATTCATTATTACTAGAATAAAAGAATATATTATACAACAAAAAATATGACTGAATCAGAAGGAGATAGTTCATTTTTAGGTCCATCTTATGAATATTGGAAAAATATTAAACAACCTAGTCAGATGGGAATGTCGCCGGATTTCACATTGGACGCACTTGCAGCTGATGTGACTGGTATATTATCGTATGTAGAAGTATTAGTCACTGGAAGTGGAAATGCGAGTAAAACTGGTAAGCCATTGGGAAATAAATTTTTCCTGAAAACGAAAGGAAAATGTCGCGAATTAACAATTGATCAATGGAGAAAACACCAGGAAGAAGATAAGCAATGGGAATCTGATTATAATAAAGTAGATACAGATTTAAAAAATAAAAAAATAACAGAAGAAGAAGCAACCAAAAAGAAAAATGCTTTAAGCGAATTGAAAAAAAAACGTGAAGAAACGCGAGAAAAGAAGTTTAAAAATATTGTTGATCGATATATTTATGTTAATAATATTCCTGATGGAACTATTCCGTTTATTTCTTCTGGTGCAGACGGTTCGTCATTCAAGGATCTGCGCGGTTTAATTCCTGGTGCGATCGGAAATTTGGGTGCGTTGAATCCTGCCCCGTTATTTAAAGCATTTGTTACTGGTTCTACACCGGACTGCACTAAAATATCACTTGAAACAGTAGATGCTGGGAATACGAAGGCTATGGAAACACGGCATTTAGCAATAATTGACCTTGAGGAAATGAATCCTTGTAATTTTAGTAATGGTTCGAATCCTGTATCTGGATATAGTTGTCAGGGATTTACTGAGCCTAAGACTGCGAATAAACCGTTGTCCAATTCTCTCGATGACGAGAAACCAAACATTATTGTTTCTGAAGATGGCGAAGAAATCGGATTATATGAAATCGGTGATTTAGCTGGTTCTTCTGGAATCGCATACAAAACTACGCATCGTAGTCCGTTAAGTTATAATATTGCTAATAATAAAGCGAGTACTATGTCCGGGTTAGACTATTCCAAATTCGAACTTCCAAAGGGAGATAGAAAGGATACTCATTCATCAAAAGATATATTAAATAATCATAGTGCTGTATCGTCATCATTTTTTAAATCCAGCATAGCAGAACATCCTCTGGATAATCGTAGAGAAAATGCTAATAATGATGAATGGTCTTATGACGCGATGATATCTAAATTGACTGATTCACTTAAACCTAAAAGATCGAACGCGGATACAACAGAAACTGTGAATGATTTTTCTAAAATTAACGGTGGAATCCCTGTTCAAATTTATTATGCTAGTTTATCATTCTTGATACTTTATTTTATATACAAAATGAACTACAGAATGGTTAAATAAAACATTATGCATCATTTCGTGTGATGTATGTTATATTATATGTTTCACGTTGAACATATAATACACTCCGAATTACACCGACCGAATTAAAACAGATTTTTAAGCGTCTGATGGCGCTTACGACGTTTATGGTGTCTGTGTGTTTTGATATGATTTTTATTCACATAATGATTTTTGCCTCCTAAGAAACTGTTTGGCTTCGCATTGGGGTTCATTGGTTCTGATTCGTTTACGGTGGTGGAACCTGGAGGAGAAATGGTGGGTGCATTTTCTGGTTCCATACGTAATGGCTCATTTAGCGATACTGTAGATGGAGGAGGCGTCATAACAGGTAAGCTTTCATTAGACGATGGTTTAACCATTGAAGCATTATCAGTAAAATCGGATTGAACACTGATCTGTGACGACGATGCGTTATTCGATAATTCATTATCGTTTTCGTTTTCGTCTTCGCTGGCGCTACTGGCGCTGGCGCTACTGGAGCTACCACTGCTTTCGATATCCATTTCTTCTTTCATATTATTAGATCCAAAGTTTGGTGCTTCATTGGGTTTGCGTTCTATTTCGCCTTCTGATTCGGACTCAGTTTCCGATTCACGTTCTTTTTCAAACATTCCGTCCATTGGGAGTTTATTCTTTTCCGCGAATTTTTTTAGTGAATCCATCGCAGTTGTCCACTCGCTAATATCTTTATTTTTCGATCCGGATGATTTTAAATCTTTATATTTATCTTTTAGTTTACGATGTTTTTCCCTCATTTTTTTGCATTTCTCGCGTAACGTTTTAATTTTTGTTACAAAAACGTCGACTTCGTCATCATCAGTGCTTTCATCTTCGTCTTCTTCATCACTCTCTTCCTCCGTCTCATCGGATGATTCACCTGTAACTTTAGCTTTCTCCTCTTCGCCGGCGGCTGGTTTAAATATACCAGTGACTTTGTCTATAAATGATGCATCTCCCTCTTCTTTCTTCTTTGCGTCATTCTCATTAACCACTGGTAAATTTGGTTGAGATGCAGCTAGACCAACATCATTGGGTTGCTCTTCAACTTCATTCGCAGGCTCTGTCGTAGTAGCCGCCGACGCCGCCGCATCCTTATTCTCGTCAGTTCCAATGCCCAATCCCTTACTTATTTTACTTAAAATACCAGGCTCTTCTGGTGTCTTTTCGCCACTAGCGCCAGTATTCGCGTTTTCTTTCGTCGTATCGGAATTAAACATATTCATAATTCCTCCTTTATTTTCTTCAGAACCAGTTTTATCGCTACCTTCTTGATCTTTTTTATCGCTCTCGCTCTTACCAAATAATCCTTCTAAAATCCCGCCAGATTCTTCTTCGGGTTTTTTTTCTGAATTAGCCCCGGTCGATTGCGGTGGTAGAACATTGCTGTTATTAGACATTATTAATTATCACAATACTATTATAATATAGTGATTTTATATTATCATAAAAATAATATAAAATCTAGTTTGCCTAAAACTTATATTATTATGGATCAACAAATAAACAATAATGTTTAAAAACGAACTCTCTTGTGGATTTCAAGAGCAACCAAACCACCGGCAATTTGCGCGAGGATGTATGGAACGACATCCGACATAGGAATCTTACCAGCAGCAGCCATCATAACAGTAACAGCAGAGTTGAAGTGACCACCGGAAATATGTCCGCCTAACATAATAGCGATTGCTAAAGCAGCACCAATCGCAATAGCATTACCAGTTGCGATAATAACGTAAAGGAAGAAGATACTTCCGAGAAATTCAACAAGATACTTGTTAAGCATTATAATTATGAGTGTTATATAATAATTTAATAAAAAAAATATATTTTATTGTGTTAAAATGTATTTTAATATTCTAGGTTCAAGTAAATAGATATAGCTGAATTTGTGTTATGCCTAAATATTAACGCCCAGATTGAAAAGATGTATTCGCGCCTTTTTTGGCTGGAGCGACACAGCCTCCTGACCTACAGCGTCGAATAGCATCTTTTTGAACTTGTAAGTCTGGATTTTTAAACGTCAAAATATCTCCTAAAGGTGCTCTTGTAGAACTAAATCCAATAGAATGAATCCGTCTTGACTGAATATATGAAGAAGAATCGGTTGAGTTGAATATTTTAGTTTTCTTATTCAAAATCGCGTTATATTTTTCATTATCTGCTCCGACAGCTCCTGCGGTTTTTAAATATGACGCGCGACTTAACGAAAATAATGTATCACCTGATGCAGGTGAGAATTGTTCGGGCATATTTATGGTTCTTTGCTGCGCCATCGGAATATCGGAATATCTGAATTATAAATGATTACTTATGATATATAATAATGATATAATTGGGTATCATATAAATTATATATCATAATACTTTTCGGAAATATTAATAATAATAATATCAATAATAATAATGAGTGTACTAAATTATCTACGTATCGCGCGGATAGCTGACTGTGCCGTATTATTCGCACCACCAAAAGTAGAATCATTATAGTTGAGATTCACAGCCATTTGACGGCGGAAACGTGTATAATCAGAACCATCGTATACAAATTTGGTATTGCAAGTCGCCGATGGAACACCGCTACCATCATTTGTTGGATGCACGCCACCGGCTAAAGTACGCCAAGTCGCAGTAATGCTTCTTTTTGCACTTGTTACTTGATTTGATCCACCGGATGTGTAATTTTCACGAGACAAGTAATCGCCAGCGTTATTCACAATACGAAATGGGGTTGCTGCAGGTATACGACCATTCACATTCTTAGTCGCAGCTAAACCATTCCACGCTTTACGAAGAATGAATCGCTCGGTTTCAAACTCAGAGCTTCCTTTCATTGTGCCGTTCGAAATCGGCTTCGGTGCAACACCGCGGATTCCTCCGCCTAAACTTGATGAAGCCATATAATAATTTGTTTATAGTATTTATATATTATATTATATAGATTATTATGAATTATTATGAATTATTATGTGAATAAAAATAGAGTAATTATGTATTGTATCAAACACACACACACACACGTACACAGACGGATGCGATACCTACACTACGTCATAATTCTTGGCGCGATGTTCATAGTCGCTAACTCTTGAAATAACAATTTACAAGCATACGGAATTTGCACCAAAGCGAAATCGGAACGATTATCGCACGTTTTACATAAATGTATACTTCGCTCATCATTATATGCCGCGACCATACCACATTTACGACACACGTAAACTTCATATTTATCAGATGAATCATACATTCTTCCGCGGGTGAACCTAGATGCACCGTGTCCAACCATAGCATCACGTTCCATTTCACCAAATCGAAGACCACCATCACGACTTCGTCCTTCCGCTGGTTGATGTGTGAAGTTAACCATAGGTCCAATAGATCGACTATGTTGCTTGTCGTTTACCATATGTTTCAATCTCTGGTAAAACACCGGACCAATGAATATATCCGACTTTATCTGTTCTCCAGTTAATCCGTTGTAAAGAAGCTCGTTTCCATTCATTTCAAACCCAACCTTTAACAATTCCTTGCTTATATCTTTAATTTCGAGTTCTCCAAATGACGTTCCATCACCAAACAATCCTAAATTCACCAATACTTTTCCAAGAAGTGTCTCTTTCAATTGCCCGATAGTCATACGAGACGGGATCGCGTGCGGATTAATGATAATATCCGGTCGTATTCCGTCCTTCGTGAACGGCATATCCTTTTCCGGAATGATATTCCCGATTGTGCCTTTTTGTCCCATTCTACTGGATACTTTGTCTCCTATAACCGGTTTTCTAAATGCGCGAATCCGAACTTTGCAGAAACAGTATCCTTCACCATTGCTGTCTATATAACTTTTGTCCACATAACATTCTTCGCACGTATGATACGCCCTACTAACATCTTCGTACTTGATAATCTTTGTGGGATCATTACGGTTATCTTTTATCGGAATAACTTTACCCATTATGATATCGCGATTTTCGATAAATGTGTTCGCAGGCATAATACCGCGTTGGTTTATTTTCTCATAATTTCCAAATTTCATACCTTTCGTCTTTGATGGATCAGGGCGACATCTCACTTCTTCATCACCGTTTATTTTCTTATCTTCGTCCTTTTCCGTATGATAAATCGTTGCTGAAAACATTCCACGATCTATCGCACCCTGATTTACCAGAACAGAATCCTCTTGATTATAACCTGTATAAGACATAATAGCCACAATCAATGGCGCACCCGACGGTATTTCGGCTAATTTAATCATTTGCATCAAACGTGTATCCACAAGCGGACGATGAGGGTATGTTAGAACATACGCAGTTTTATCCATACGACGTACATAATTCGTCACATAAATACCGATTGCTTGTTTACCCATCGCACATTGATATGTATTTCTGGGTGCTTGATTATGTTCGGGAAAAGGAATACACGACGCCAAAATCCCGAATATTGTACTAGGGTGAATCTCGCAATGCGAGTATCGATAAATATACGGATTCGAAGGATCTTCTTCATTGCGATACAGATGTTTCGGTTTCATAGCAATCATACTAAATGCCTGCTCATCTGGATCAATATATTCAATCACTGCGTGTGTCGGGTTGTTTGAGTTACTCGAGCCGATATAACTATCACCACACATATGGGTTAGTAAATCGTCCCACAATATTTCGCGTTTTGAAAGTCTCTCTATAATGTCTCGCGTAATGTACAAATCATTTGTTTCAGGATTTACGATGTGCAATGGACGAATTAAACGACCAGCATCATTGCAAATACGAATTTCCGCAAGAATATAGTCAAACACAACCGACGTATATACATTTATAATCCCGCAATGTTTCTTCATTTTGAAGTCCCTGTATAACCTTACAGGATCTTTTGTAATACCAACCCAAATCCCGTTTACAAATACCTTTACTTCATTATATGTATCGCACGGCTTCAACGTTTCGATTCTCTGGATGTGTTCGTCGATATGCGTATGAAGTGATGTCGGGTTACTATGTATCGTAATATGCGTCATATAGCTGATATTCTTAACTACACCGATACTACCACCTTCTGGCGTCTCCGCTGGGCACAAAAACCCCCACGAAGTGTTATGCAACTTTCTTGGAGGAATCAGCTTGCCGCTTTTGTCGATCGGCGTATTAATCCTGCGCAAGTGACTCAAGCTTGATGAATAAGTCAACCTATTCAATACTTGTGCGACTCCGACCTTATTGCTAGTTAAGCTTTTGATTCCGAAATCTCCAGTAGAAAGAGCACGCTTTAAACCATTCTCAATGGTTGCTGATTTTATGATTTTATACATATTTGTATCATTGATGATGCTAAGATAATCTTCAGTGGAACGCCAAGAACCCGTATTAATCTCGCGAATCACTTGTTTAGACATATCCTTAACTAGTTTGTTGAAGTAATTCCGAAAGAGATTGTTCAGAAGTGTTCCAGTTAAGTCAATTCGTTTATTGAGATATGAATCTCGATCATCTTGTTTTGTAATCTCAAAGAACGCCATCAGTAGCTTGTGCGCCATATATCCAAGAAAGTATATACGCTGCTTATCTGTATTGCAATGAGGATACAAATCGTTATGCAAAACTTCCATTGCGAATTCTCGCTTTTTTATTGCGCCGGTCTCCTTATCCATATTGATCGGTGTGAATATTACTTGTGAAATGATATATTTAATTGCGTCTTCTTGCGTCATAATATGATTTGCGTCAATGATGGATGCTTGTAATGCGTCTAATAGCATTTTGCTGTGACTTTGTCGTTGTGTCTCTAAATTGTTAATCTCATCTTTGCCCTTATTGCTCGTATTACCCGCCGTATTGCTAACGTTATATACAATGTATTCACAAATTTCTTTATCTGATAGCACACCTAGAGCACGAAATACAATAAATATGGGAACGGGTTGCTTCATTCTTGGTATCTGAATCACCAGTGGGTGTCCAAATCCGTTTTGCTTTGCAACTACCATCATATTAATCTGTTTCGGTGAAATACATTTGTGATCTGGAATTGACTTGATTTCTGCAACCCATAACCATTTTGTGTTATTTTTAGCGACATTATAGCAAACAACTTTGTTTTCTGCCGCACGTTCTTGTCCTAACACAGTTTTTTCACTACCATTAATAATAAAGTATCCACCTGCGTCGTGAGGGCATTCTCCAGTAACATTATGATCTAAGTGATCGTGCTGTGATAATACACAGATGCACGATTTTAACATAATCGGTAATTTTCCAATATGTACTTTCGGTATTTGCTTATGAAATGTTTGAACGTTCGACAAATTAGGACCACTTCTAACAATATATTTGATAGATAAATCGGTAGTCATCATTGACGCATACGTGAAATTTCGCAGACGTGCTTCTTGTGGAAACATAATCTTAGTTGCCCCTGTGTTTTCGTGAATTTGTGGACGGTAGAGGTAGAAATTATTAAAGTTCACCTCTATTTCTAATCTATGTTTTTGACTTGTTTTATCAAAATCTTGCTCCGAAAGAATGCGAACAGGATTAAACATGTCGATTGTTCTTCTGAGTTGGTTATTCACCATATCATTGTATGATTCTATTTGATGGCGTACTAGTTGCTGTAAATGTTTTCCTTGAAAATATGAAGTAATAATCGACCAAGGTTCTTCGATATAACTTCCGATTCTTCCTTTTATTTTGTCTGAAAGACGCGGCTCTTTCCACAGTTTGTGGTCTTCTGTATCAGAACTCACCTTTGGCGCATCTAGTTGATGATAATTTGTTGAATAATGCGGATTCATTGACTCGTATGTTTTAATAACGTCAACGTCTGTGAATATGACTTGTTCTTCATCATCATCCTTCTTCACTTCCACTGCATCCACTGCATCCACTGCATCCACTGCATCCACTGCATCCGTCGATATATGGCTACACTGATGTAGATTCTCTTCTGCGTTCGCATTCTTCGGATCTTCTATTCGTTTTGTAGTCTTTTTTTCTTTTGGGGTTCGTTCATTCGTATCATTTTTTGCTTCAGTTGTAACAGTATTTCCAGTGTTCGATTCCTTGATAAATTTAATAGCTTTGGTAGGCATTGTTATCTTTATAATGAATAATACTCGATAGTTAACTTGTTTTATAACTTTGAGTAAAGCTATATTATATTTCAATTTATTTTTATATCATATTACGTAATACTTATTCTGAATATTATATTTGTATATATGTACATTTATATAATCAATATAAACGCATAAAAATATATATATTACTCTTAGTATAATGGCTATCCCATCATATACTAACGACAATAGTAACAATAATCCGTGTAATAATAATGTAAACCCACCAAAACGTCGTTGGTATCATTCTAAACGAAAAAAACGCGGAGGCGGAGGCGGAGGCGGAGGCGGAGGCGGAGCGAATAACAAGAGTGACTTACCCCCATCACAGTCGAATGAAGAAGAAGAGATGATAACCAAACAAAACCTTGATAAAATTCGTAACCAGAGGATTCAAGATAAACTTGATAACGACGCACAAGTTGCTAGAATGGAAGAACAGTTACACAATTACTTTCAGAAATCAAATACACCATATACGTATATTAATGATACAGGTATATATAATTATAAAGGTAAACAGAATGAAACTACGAAGAACAACATCCCAGTGAACAACATCCCAGTGAATAATCCCGATCCATTTACTATACAAGGACAAACGAACAAATTATTTTCGTTATTTCCAATAAATCCATTTATAACAGCATTTCCTTTTAATCCTGTGCATACAGGATCAGATAATTCTACAAAGAATAAACCAGAATCAAATAATGAACCCAAAAAAGATAAACCAATAAATGAAAATACCGACGACAAAGATGATATTGAAGAAATTATGATACATCAAGAAATAAAAGATATAAATGATCTTATTGATTTATGCGATAAATATCCTTTGTCTGATCAGAAGAAGTACAACATTAATATGAAAGCAATACATCTTATTAAACAGCCATTAACAGATTTATCGAAAATGATTGGAATGGACAATTTAAAACAAACCATTGTTGACCAGATTCTTTATTATGTTCAAAACTTGCATATTCGCCCAAAAAGTAAAGACAAACAAATTGATAAAGGAGACAGTTCAATAACTGTGGATAAAACAAACAATAATACATTAAAAGATGAAAGTGAAACACAGATACCGGCAGCAGACGTACTTAATCCATTCGCATCTGAATTTATACCAAAAAATAATAATGAGAATAATAACAATAATGATAGTACTTATATTGAGTCTGTGTCGGCATCGGCGACGGCGTCGGCATCTGCGGCTTCGTCCAATTCAATAAAACCTGATATCGATATTTCTAGTAGAATTGACTTCGGAAATAAAGTAGTAAATCCGTTTGCGAATATGCAACCAGTCTTTAATTTCAATGTATTGAACCCGAATAAAAAAGAATTAGTAAATGACCAAGATGGCGATTTTATGCATACAGTTATTTATGGTCCACCTGGTACAGGAAAAACTGAAGTAGCCAAAATAATTGGTAGAATTTTTAGTAGTTTAGGTATTCTCTCGAAAAATACGTTTAAAAAGGTTAGTCGACACGATTTAGTTGCTGGATATTTAGGGCAAACTGCGATAAAGACGAAAGATATTATTAAAGCATCGCTTGGCGGTGTACTCTTTATAGATGAAGCATATTCTCTCGGAAATTCGGAGAAGAGGGATAGTTTTGCGAAAGAATGTATAGATACGTTGTGTGAAGCTTTGAGTGAATATAAGAATGATTGGATGGTTATTATCGCTGGTTATGAGAAAGAATTGAATGATTGTTTCTTTAACTTTAATGATGGTTTAAATTCTAGATTTACGTGGAGATTTAGATTAGATGGATATAAGTCACGCGAGATGAAAGAAATATTTATAAAAAAAGTAAATGATTATAATTGGTGTATCGCAGAAGGTAATATAATTCCGGATTCTTGGTTTGAAACCAAAATGGAATATTTCACTACCTATGGTCGTGATATGGAGACATTATTCACAAAAACAAAAATCGCACATAGTAGACGAGTTTTCTGTTTGCCTGCTTCTGATAAAACAAGAATAACCAATAAGGATTTAGACAACGGGTTTAAGTTATTTTTAGAAAATCCAGAAGTGAAAGACAGAAAGGACCGTGGTAGTATGGGAAATTATATGAAGGCGTTATACGTGTAACATATGTATTTTTCATTTGAGTTTATTTTGTCTTATCTTATATACTATATAACTATATATAAGATAGTATATAACTGTGGAAAATGGATGGTGGAGGAAGTAGTGTGAAAAAGAGTATAACTATTGATTCTGCATCATTAATTGGTAATGGAACATTAAAAGGTAAACGACCGAAACGAGATAAGACCGCCCGTAAACTACGTCCAAGTTCGATTATTCAACCTAGTGTGTTAAAAAAAACGTTACTAGAGCGCATTAAACAGCATCAACGTTCGAGAGAACAAGAACGTTCACGCACAAATGACTCTGAACATCGTAATGAAAGTATTAATAATGCATCAAATACTAATAATAGTAATGAAAGAATATCGAGCAATACAAAAATAGGCGAAGAAACATTCACGACGAACTTCTCGAAATCTATGGATTTTTTGCAAAAACTCGCACTAAAACGCCAACAAACCAAAACACGTCGAAACAACCAACCAAATCGCACCAATCTCACATCATCGGCGATATCAAATGCATTAAACATAAAAACACCTGAAGCATCTATATTGAATCAAGTTGCTGAAACATTGACTAGTGGTGAAATTATAACAAATACCGGTATAATCGGTCTTCCTATAAACACATATAGCGAATCGTTGGCTATACATAATCACAATAATAATCAATCCATCCAGAATATGACGGCTGCGCCATTATCAATGATGAACGCACCGATTATTAATACACAGATACAACCTAGTCTTTTTCCTGCAGCAGTTTCTACAATGTATAACAATAACAATACATTTCAGTCGCAAGCTTCCCAATCTACAAATGTGATTCCAAATATCACAGAACTAGCAGATGTATATAATAACACAATCGCAGCAGCATCATCATCATCGAAAGATACAAAATCTGATAACAACACACCAATAACCACAAATAGTAACGACGCGCCGTTACATGTTCCAGAGAATCCTGAATCATTTTTACCATCTATATTTATTAAAGAAGAACCGCCACACGGGTGTTTAAAAGAAGGGAAAAAGCCAACATTCCGTGAATGGGCAAATAAAATGTTAAAAAAACCAGTAGATACAATTACAAATATATTCTCTGGAGGTGGAGGTGATGGGGGTGATAACGGAAATAGCATCGTTGGGAACAGCGGCGGGAACAGCGGCGGGAACAGCGAAAGTAATACCGGAGGAGGTGTTAGTATTAATAATAATATCCCTGGCGGGAATAAAATAGACCCTGAAAACATAGACGGAATGCGCGTAAAGATTAGAAAAACATTAAAAAAGAAATATAGAGTAGGTAAACACGATAATGTTGTCGGCGTATTATTAAAAAACAAAGAATCACAACAACATATTCAAAAACAACATTTGACTTTAAAAAATAAAACAATTGGTGATATAAGAAAGCATTTATATGATAAGAATTTACTTAAAATCGGTTCAAATGCACCACCGGATGTTCTTCGCAGATTATATGAAGATTCGATTTTAACTGGTGATGTTAAAAACACAAGTGGAAATGTTCTTGTCCATAACTTCTTTTCATCTGAATAACCTCAATATACTTAACAATGCGTACATATATATACGATATTTTCGGGTATAGCGCTAGTGTCTGGAAATAAAATATCTTCTAACGTTCTTCCGTGTATATGGAATTTTCGCGCCTTTTTAAGTAAAAGCGGTAACTCTCGATGATGCATTCTATTCCTAGTTATATCTTCGTATATATGTTCTAATACATAATCTATCAAATATGTCTCCAGTTTTTCAAACATTGGGTCCGTATGACCAATATTCCCAATTTCACACGTAGATGAACTAATATTCGCATTACTCATCCGATTACGATTATTATTTATATTTCGAGTATTCTTATCATAAAAATCCTTTATATACACCGGAATATTAAAACTATAATTCCAAAATGTATCACACGATATTCTAACATTTAATGTTATCATTGATACATTATTATCTTCAAATATATCTAATGATCTCTTTTTATTGTTAGTTGAATGCGTATCCATTATCGTTTACGAAATCTTTACGAAATGTATATTGTGTATAAGTTTTTGGATTTAAGTTACATTTATCATCTTATATGATAATACATATAAAGATATTTATTTATATAATATAATTAGTTGTAGACTCACACAAGTCGTAATCTTATTATTATATGTCTGAATCACAAAACGAAGAAACCAATACTTTGATTGAGGAAAACCCGACAATTACCACTACATCTTTACTCACACACAATGATGTTATTCAAAAATTCGAAGAAATTCGTAAAAAATATACATTAAAACAAGGTTATATGACTACGATGTTACCTGATACTTTTTCAGAAGAATATATAAAAAATAATCCGCAACTTCGATGGAAAGAGGTATATAATTTCAATGCATCAGATCACGTAAGAATACACTCTATTTCTGGAAATATTAAAGTTTTCGGTATAGAAATGCCGATTATATTAGAACGCCCGATAAAACAAGATCATCACGCCGAATTTGAAGATTATTTTAATTTTGGAGGTCATAATTCAGGTTTCACAACGAATCGTATTGTTATTAGAATGCGAACTACGATCGACGAGTCAATTAATGTTCGTAATACACTTACTACAGATGGCGAAATAGATCAAAAATATGCAGACCAAGTCGTACAGTTTATGGTATTCGGTGGTTACATAAAATATTGGTCAGGCTATTATGATTTGCGCTCATGGTTTTTTTGTACTCTACGTAATGTTAATATTCTTGGTGCTAAGGATGATCAATCAAGCGATTTTATACATAAATGTGTGATGGAAAATATCGTTTTCGATGCCGATGCCGATGCCGATTCCGATGCCGATTCCGATGCCGATGCCGATGCCGATGCGGCATCTATTTGAATGAACACACGATAAAAATGAATTAAATATAATCGTATGTGTTATATAATATATACGATTATGAATATTTGTATACGAGTAATACCTACGAATAAAACAAATGGCGCACAACAAGTGAAGGGAGAATGGATCACATCGCGTATTCCACCAGGTATGCGAGATGCATATGCATCCTACAAGGAACGTCATCATTACTATCGCGAAAGTCCACACATCAGCGGAGAATATATTGTTTATCGCATTGATAATGACCCATATCTTCCAACATATATCGCAAGAACTGCTGATATTCCAAATATTGAAAACTACGACATACAAGATAGTAATTTTGAGAATACTATTACCATTACGAGAGATTCCCATAATATCATGATGTCTTCATCTGCGGTAACCCCGATTATAGATACAAATGATATATATGTATTCATCAATGATGCTCCAGGTAATGGACGCGCAAATTGGACACTTGCGAGAGATTATCAAATGTGGGCATTTCGCGATTTTATGTATAATACTACACCCAGATTACTTGAAAATAATAATCGACTTGAAAAAATCACATACGTATCTCGCGGTTCATCACTCACGAACCTGATAGAAAATGATGATTCAACCAATATCACAATTATCGACTTACCAAATTTACAACCTAATATTATATTCAGTATTTCGCGAAATGATAATAATAGCGTATATTATGAGAAAAATGATATTCATCGTTCAAGGGTTCGATTGTGTGATAATGAATATGCGCGCGCCGGTTATCTCGGATTTTATACGCGTATAACAATGGATCCTGGTATTATTGTGGATCCTCCTTCATCACTACCATATAGTGGTGTTGGTAATGAAAATATCAATAATACGCAACTTTTATCAACATACCATCTACCCGATCCAGTAGAAACTACTAGCGAAGAATATAAACAATGTATATTGTGTTGCAAATTTCAAATCAATATGAAATTATCACCGTGCGAGCATAAAATTTGCTGCTCTATCTGTTACTCAAAACTTACTGTGAATAAATGCCCGGTTTGTCGGGAAGATATATTACGTATTATGAATATATGAACGCGTATGTTATGATCATAACATTATCATAACAATATCATTGTCCTATCTCGTAAATAATAATAAAGATAATTTACGAGATATATATAGCTTATAAATAATTAGATTTAAATATCATCACGTTTTACCATACAATTGCATACAAATGGCGCTTATTAAAGAATATTTCGCATTAGCCGATAAATATAGTCAAGAATATGGTAATAATACTATAGTATTGTTGCAGGTTGGTGCATTCTTTGAAGTATATGGTCAATTATCAGGTCATTCATCGGATATACCATCCGAGACAGAGAACATTCATAATCTCTCGACTGATAAAGCAATATGCACAGGAAGTAGGATTGATGATTTTTGCGCGATTTGCGAATTGGCTAAAGCAAATAAGGTACCCGGTATTGTGATGGCTGGATTTCGAGACTATGGTCTCGATAAATACTTGAAAAAATTACAAGACGCTGGTTATACGGCAGTCGTTTATACACAAGATGGTATAAACACCCCACCAACTAGAAGCTTGCAGGGTATTTATTCGCCGGGTACCTATTTTTCAACTGATGTTATTAATGCTACGTCGGGAACAGACGGAGAAGACAGGCGAATTCTATCAAATAATACGGTATGTTTATGGATAGAGAAAATCTCTCGACGAACTACAATAAATCAAAATGCAACAACAAAATTAGTAATGGGAATGACTAATATCGATATCTATACCGGTAGATCTACCATATTTGAAACCGAGAGTATTGATACACATAATCCGTCTACATACGATGAGATCGAGAGATTTATATCTTCATATAAACCGTCTGAAGTGATAATCATATCCAATCTCTCGCAACGCGAATCAGAAGACATTATTCAATATTCAAATATTCAATGTAAAATGATTCATACTATATTCACAGACAAGCCGATTGTTAATAAAGTAAATGGTAGCTTATCAAAAGAAGAAAAGGCATTACGATGCACAAAACAAATATACCAGTTCGAAGTATTAAATGTATTTTTCCCAGATGGTCACGCTAAATCTCTCGAGCATCTATTTTTAAATTATGAAATAGCCACCCAATCTCTTGTATTTCTCCTGAATTTCATCTATGAACACAATCCAAATTTAGTTTCAAAGATTCAAGAACCTATATTCGAGAATCAATCCGAGAGATTGGTATTAGCGAATCATTCTCTTCGCCAATTAAATATTATCGATGATGAAAACAGTTCTCACTGTAGAACGTGTAGAACATCTTCAATAATGTCGTTGCTCGATCATACCATAACACCAATGGGTTCGCGTGCATACAAATACGCATTATTACATCCGACATTCAATGAACATATTCTCCAGACGGAATACAATATCACGGAGTATATGTTAGATAATACGACCAAAGATAAGATAGATTATATGAATGTTCGAGAGAAATTAATGCATATAAAGGATATTGAAAAATTGCATCGACATATTATTTTAAAGAAGATAACTCCGTATCATATGTATGGATTATATTATACTTTACGCCATATTCGGGAAATATATACAGAGTGTTCGAGAGATATACCACTAATAGAATATTTAACGAGAGATTCTGGAATTAGAAATAATATTGTCGGTATCTGCACCGAGTTGCTTGAATTATTTGAGAAAACACTAAAAATCGATATATGCCGCGACATCACAGATCATACATTTGATACGAATATTATATGCAGAGGTGTATCTACTGAATTGGATAAAATTGTAGATCTATACAGTACCAGTGTTAAATCTCTCGACGGTATTCAACGTGTACTCAATGAATTTATATTTTCTAGTGAAAAACCGGGTGCAGCCACCTCCAGCGGAAACAATCAACCGTGTGATATTGAATATGTGAAAATCCACGAAACAGACAAACTCGGCATTTCACTTCAAGCTACAAAGAGAAGGACTAAATTATTAGAAGATAAGATTAAACGTCTTCAAAATAAACAAATCACGATTAATATTGACGATCAAAAGCAATGTTCCACCTTTTTATTTGATATAGGTTCATTATCAT